TCGTGGGGTGGTGCCGTCGTAGGGGTGGATACTATAGCCCCCTCACGAAATGCGCTAGGGGCCATTTCGTGAGGGGGCATAAGTGGATCTCCTCCAATGACTTACGTGGGCCGCACCCAGCGGGCCAACTGGTCCGCGTTGCGCACCACGTCGGCCACGTCCTGCTTGGCCCGGAGGGTGGCCAGCACATGCTCGTCCACCGACCCCGGGGCCACGAGCGTGGTATACGACACCGGGACTAACTGCCCGGAGCGGTGATTGCGCCCTTCGCTCTGCTCCAGATCGACCCACTTGAAGCTTAACGAATAGTGGATCGCGTTCGGAGCCTCGTTCAGCGTGAGCCCGGCGCCGCCCATCGCCGCGCTGAGGATCAGCGCCTTCAGGCCCGGATCGCGCCGGAAGCGCTGGAGCTCGTCGTCCTGCCCGGTGTAGAGCACGGCGCCGATCTGCGCCTTCTGGAAGGCGTCTAGCAGGCGCGTCCGGTCCGGGATGAACCGGGCCCACACCAGCACCTTGCCGTCGCACTGGGCGGCCACATCCACGCAGGCGTCTACCCGGGGGCAGGGCAGCGGCTCGTACGTTCCGGCGCCCGTGGGCAGGTGCCCGGCCAACACTTGCTGCAGGCGCAGGAGCTGGGTGATGGCCTGTTCGGCAGAGATGATGGCCCCGTTCTCCGCCATCGTGATGCTCTGCGAGCGCAGCGCGTTGTAGTGCTGCTGTTGCGCCTCGCTGAGCACGACCGGACGCGTGGCCCATGTCTGGGCGGGCAGGTCCAGACACTGGTCCTTGTGCGCCTGGAACGTGAAGGGCGCGAGGCGCTTGAACAGTCGATCCAGGTTCTTGTAGCCCACCAGCTTCTGGAACGTGTGCGAGTTGCCACTGGCGTGGCCCGTCACCAGTTCGCAGAACTCCTGCTTGAACGCCGTAAACGACGGCGACCCGATGATGGCCGGGTTCAGGAAGCGGAACTGCGCGTAGAGATCCTCGTATCCGCGCGTGGTCATGGTTCCGCTCAGGATGCGCCGGTAGGCCGCCAACTGGCCCAGCTTCCAACTGGCCTTGGTGCGCCGACTGGTGGGGGTCTTGATATTGTGCGACTCGTCCAGCACCATGTACGCCCCGGTGCGCGACTGACGCAGCAGCGCGGCCACGGCGTCAAGCCCGTACACGCTGGTCAGGGCCTCGTAATGCACGCACGCAATGCGCACCGGGGCGTTAGGCGTCTGCAGGAGTTCCCGCAGCCCGTAGTCCTTGCGTCCGGAGCGGGTCACCCCCACGAGGGGCTCGGGCCCGGACCAGTGCTTGGGGATCTCCTCGCGGGCCCATGTGCTTTCGTGCACGCCGCTGGGCGCCACGATGACGAGCGTGTCCACGCCGTTTAGGTGCGCATCGTTCAGCACGCACCAGCTCTTGCCCGTGCCCACGCCCATCATCAGGGCGAAGCCCGGGGCGTCCGCCATGCGGTCCAGCGCCGTCGCCTGATGGGCGTACGGCGCCGTCTTGAAGGGGCTCATTCCGCGATGATCCGCGTCCGGGGCAGTCGCACCGCCGCCGCGACGGCATCCGTGGCCAGCATGACCTCGTCGCCTTCCAGGGTCAGGGCCTTGCGCACGGTGTTGAGCCCCGCGTTGAAAATCTCCCCCGGGAACAGCAGGCGTTCCCCGTTGCGGAGCAGGTACAGCGTCACGAGGTCCGCGCGGTCGCCCTTGAGCACGTCGGGCACGTCCTCGCCGTGGACCAGATCCACCTCGTACAGGAAGGCCACCATCTGCTGCAGCTTGGGGCGGAGCCCGGCGTTCACTTCCAGCGCGCGGAACACGTCCCAGCCAAAGATCTCGACGATGGTTTCCACCTCGGCCATGGCCCGTTCCGGGATGAACTCGCTGGGGATCCGTTCGGCCAGACATCGGGAGATGGCCTCCGGCACGCCGTCCACATAGGCCAGTGACGTGCGCCAGTGCTCGCTCCCGAAGGTGGCGTGCTCGGCCAGCATCATCAGCAAGTAGCAGCGCAGGTCGCGGATGTCATCCATGATGCCTTCCGCGCGCCGGTCGGCCGCGATCACCGCGCCCCAGCTGCCTTCCCGTAGGCGATGCGCTATGCGGTCCCACTTGCGGATGCCCACCATGTAGGCCCCGGCCCCACCTCGCTGCTTCCAGCTGGGGCCGTAGTGTTGGGCGCCTTCCTTGATGCGTGTGATGTCGCGCTCAGAGAGGTCGAGTAACGTCTTCATGCGTCGTGCTCCGTTGGGTAAAAGTCGTGTGGCCCCCTACTGGGGGCCACAAACATACCCGGGCCTTCCTCCGTTAACTAGTTGGGTGCTTGCGCACCACGCACACGCGCCATTGATGCACCGACGTGCCCACCAGGATGGCGAGGTAGATCGAAGCACCGTCCGCCAGCGCGGCGAGCGCCGTGGTCAAGAGGGACCCGGTCAGAACGCCGAGGTACTCGCCGTCGGTACCGATCTCTGGGCAGCTGATTGTCGTGCCTCCGATGGCCGCGCCGCCTAACGTGAGCGACAGGTACGCGCTGACCGTGAGGCCCGTGGCCCCGACGCGGAGCCGGGGCGTGGTGGCGTGGCGCTTGGTGAAGTGGGCGTAGACGTCAGAGTCATTGCCCGGGCTCAGCTCCGGAGGGGCGAAGGCGGTGCTCATGTGGGCGTGGAGCGAAGGGTGAGGTCGAGCGAGGGGCTCAGCTCGGCCGTGGTGGCGTACCGATCCCCGGAGAGGAGAACCAATCGCAGCGACGGGGCGATCTCGAGTACCACGGCCAAGTCCGCCACATAGGTGACGACGTCGACGCCGAGCGCGGTGGCAGCGGCCACAGCGGCCGTCAGGTTAACAGACACCCCGCCGAACATCACCGTCACCGGCTGGGCCGTGGCCGTGGCCGTGGCCGGAAGAAGCACAGCCGCGAGGCCCCCAGCGACCGTCACCGGCTGGGCCGTGGCCGTGGCCGTGGCTTCAGTTAGACTGACCACGACCCCCGTGGAAACGCTCACCGGCTGCGCCGAGCCCCCAGCAACCGCGGCCGCCAAGAGAGCCGTCAGCCCGCCCAGCACGGCGGTCGCATTCTGCGCCACGGCCGTGGCCGTGGCTTCAGTTAAGGTGGCGAGGATGCCGCCCAGCACGGCGGTCGCATTCTGCGCCGTGGCAGCGGCAGCGGCAGCGGCCAGCTGGGCAATCTCGCCCGAGGACACGAGAACGTCCTGCGCCGTGGCCGTGGCCGTGGCGTTGCTCAGGATGAGGGCGAGCGTCTGAATGGCCGTGGCATTCTGCGCCGTGGCGGTCGCGGTCGCCTCAGTTAGGGTGGCCAGGATCCCCTGCGACACCGACACGTTCTGGGCCGACGCCGTGGCGGCGGCATTGCCAAGCATGACGGTAAGAGCCTGCGATACCGTGACATCCTGCGCGGATGCCGTGGCGGCGGCTTCCGCCAGTGCGGCGAGAATTCCCTGCGATACCGTGACATCCTGCGCCGCAGCGGCAGCGGTTGCCGCTAGAAGATCGACGAGCTGGGAGGGAGGCAGTCCCAGTTCCCCGGCCGAGATGAGCTGCACCCCTCGACGCACACGCTCGCGGCGGTGCCACTTCACGCGATAGACGCGCGAGACAACAGGGTCGGCCGGTGGGCTGCCCCCGCTATTGCTGCTCAGGATCAGGAGCAGCGACATGGCCTAGAACCCCGGCGGCAGGGGCGTGCCATCGACCGGCGGCGCCGTCCCGGTGGTGTAGACGACGGTTACTGACCCGAGGTCAATGTCGCCCCCATTGACTTGGGGGATCGTTAGGTCGAACAACGACCCTGCCTGATTGGCCTGCCGTGAGTGATAGGCGCGCGTGACCGGACCACCGCCACCGAAGAGCGCGTACCATTCGGAGCGACTCATGGCAAGTTTGTACAGGTGTTCCTTCGCCACATTCTCGGGCAGGTACATGGCGAGCGCGATGCGCCCATCCCAGTAGTTCGCCGCGCCATCCGAGCCCACGTTCATGTCGGTGGCCCCCGCCGTGCGGTCTGCGACCGTGCCCGACGTGCTGAACTCGGTCCACGTCTGCGTCGTGAAGTCGTACAGCATGAAGTCGGCGTTGACCGTACCCGACGCCTTCTTCCCCACGAGGATCATCCAGCGCCCATCCGTGCTTGGGATGATCGACGTGGAAGGCACCACGCGCGTTGCGCCCACCTTCAGCGCGAGCGTCCCCGGCCCAGTGTCGCCATTAAGGTCGAGCACGATCTCGCGCGCCGCAGTAGCCGAGTTCAGCGCGATAGCCGCGTGGTACGCCGCCGCGCCCGGCAATGACTCGACGGTCACTAGCGCCGCGAGCGTGAAGGCGTTCGCGCCCGTGTTGACCGTGCTCGCCGTGCCGAGTCGGTGCGATGACCCACGCTCGAAGTCGCGCGATGGCATCGTTGCGCTTACTCCAGCACCGTGAGCAGCGTGACCTTGAAGTCCGACGTGCTCGCCAGCGTCTGCGCTGCGCGCGTGACCATGACCCCATAGATGGCCGTGTCGTCCGTGTCGCACAGGTAATGCATCGGCGCCCCACCTAACGCAAACCCGCCGTTCATGCCATACGCCACACCACCGGAGGTCAGGGCCCGCCACGCCGACAGGTCGATGATCCCGATGAAATCGGCGGTCAGCATGTTCGCATCCGTGATATCGAACGCCGCATTGTCGGAACCGACCATCGTGGGCGAGTTGCGAAAGAGCCACAGCTCAATTGGGGGAAACTCGGTATCTGCCGACACAAGCGACGCGCCGACGATGCGCCCCGGCCCACCGTTCTGGTGCGCCATCCCTGCGAACGGCATGACGCCACCGACTTGATCGCCCGCCGTGTACGCCGTCGTCGAAACGGTCGGCGTGACGGCGACCACCTTCTTCAACTCCGAGCGCACCCATGTGCGCCCGAGGTCGTCGGTCGTCGGGGGCTGATAATCGCCCGCCGTGCCCGCTGATCCGGCTGGCGTGTCGCGTCGCACCGACAGTACCTGCACGCCGAGGTCACCTGATGCATGCGCCGCGTCCTCTGCGAAGGTCGCGGGCGTGCGCTTCACGTCTATCGGGAACCCATACGTCTCATCGACGGCGGGAGGCTCGACGACCGTCTTGCTGCCCTCCGCGCCCGTGACCCCGACCAGTCGCACGAGCTGCACGTCGGCGGCTTCGCCCGAGTAGGTCACGTCATCCGTCGCGGCCTTGCGGCCCGTGCCGGGTGTCAGGGGGAAATTGTCAGCCATTGCCGAGTCTCCGCGTTAGGCGGCGAGAAGGGTGCGTGCCCACGCTTGCGCGTCGGCAACAGAGGTTGCGTCGCTCGTGATCGAGCCATGCGTCAGGCCCGTGTACTTCGTGTAGGTCGAATCAATCCCGAGGCTCACCGCCGCCGCGTGCGCCCGCTCCGATTGCAGGAACGGAATCGTGGCGTCGAGTTCGCCATGCCCCCAGTAGAGCGAGGGCGCCCCATAGGCCAGCAGCAGTTCACCGTTGGCTTCCGCCGACAGCGTGAGGCCCGCGCCCGAGCAGGGCGTAAGGGTCGTGTTGCTCGACCCCCAGAACAGCTTCGCCTCCGGGCTGTCGGTCGCGCAGGTCGTATGCGCAGGCGTGAGCCCCAGCGAGTAAGGAGGCGCGTTCAGAGTCACATAGTCGGCGTCACGCTCGATGAAGTTGACCGGCGCTGCCCACATGATCGCCCCCAGCAAACTCTCGCTGACAGAGCCATTGCCCATCGCACCGTCGCGCGGCGAGCCGTTCGCCGTCAGCGCGCACATCATCGACCCATGCGCCCCGGACGAGTAGCCCCACGTCATGAAGCGCTTGGCGTCCAGCAGGAACTTCCCCGCGTTGGCCCGCAGGAATCGGATGCCCGCCTTGAGGTCGTAGATGTACTGTGGCCAGCAGCCCGTCGTCCCCGAGTGCGTGTAGTTGATCGACGCCACGGCGCAGCCCTGCGCGGTCATCGCGCGCACGACATGGGTTGGGCCGATGTTGTTATTTCCCGTTTGCCAGCCGCCACCGTGAAAGAACATCACCAGCGGGTATGGGGGCGCAAACAACGCACCCCCGCCGAACCGGCTGGTCGGCAGGTACAGGTCGAGCACTTGCTCCGCCGTGCCACCGACGACATAGGGAACGTTGTCGTAGAAGCGCCCCCGGTGCCGGTGCCCGCTGGGCCGAACGATGATCGTCACAGGGGTCAGTCCTTCATGTTCTGCTCGATGGTGATGCTCGGCGTCCCGGCATTGGTCGCCGGGTTGAGCACTTCCCACGCGGCGACCTTGCCCGCTGGGACCACGATCGGGTTGCCCTCGGCGTCTACGATCTCCCCGAACCACTTGTCGCTCGGATGCAGCGAGATCGGCCCGAACAGGCGCCGCACGTTGCCGTTTGGCACGCTGGTCGAGGTGCCGGACATGTTCGTCTGGCCATCGGGGGCGGTCGCCGTCACGCGCTGGTCATCGTACGCCGGATCCAGATCCGACCCGCTCGTGCCCTGCGTGTCGGCCTGCACCAGTCGCACGATCAGCGCCGTGTCGTTCGCGTTGTTGCCCATCAGACAGAGCGCAGCGCGACCGAGTTGCAACGGGCGATCACTCGGCGCCGACCACCCCAGCGGGTAATACGGATTGGCGCTCGGCGCCAGTGCGACCGGCCCCGTCGCACCGCTGGAGGCGTGGCCAATAGAAAGTGAAGACATGGGCGTTATCCTCGCGCGTGGAGTTCGTTGGCAATGGCCTCGCGCTCGGCACGGATCACCGTGCGCGCCGCGAGAAACGCCTCCTCCAAGGCCTCGCGCTCGGCGTCGAACTTCGCGCGCAAGTCGAGCTGCGCCTGCCCCAACTCGTTGTTGCGGTCGCGCAGCTGCTCCGGCGTGGCAGTAGACAGGTTCATCATGGGACAGGTCGGCTGGGGGTGCCTGCGCCGCTCGCAAGCGCGGCGGCGAGGGAGGCGTGCCACGTGGTCGTGGCCGGGTAGTTGGCGCGGGGGTTCCCGATGAAGGCGTTTCGCTGGAAGCTCATGGTGCCCGCCACGGCGCCCGCGAGCGCGCGACTTCCCTCGCCAACCCCGGACGCGCCGACGCCGTAGACGCCGACCGGCATCACATTGTCATCGAACCGGAAGCCCGTAACGGCTGGACCCGGTGGCAAGTTGAAGATGAGGAACTCGCGGCCGTAGTTCCCGCCCGCCCATGTGTTGCGGACGAACTGGATGTCATGCGCCTCCCAGCCGAGCAGGATACCCCGCTGGTCGCCGTTGTACGGTGCCACGTTGAGCGAGTCGATCCAGTTGTGTTGCACGAGCACCCGCGACAGCGCCGTGTCCACCGGGAAGCCGGGCGGGTTCACCCGGTAGTGCTCCGGGCGTCCGGCGAAGCCGAACCCAGCGCCGACGTTGACGATCGTGTTGTACTGGATCGTTTGGTCCGTGACCCGGCACCAGCGGCACCCGCCGTTCTGGTTCACCGACTTGAGGCCGATGGCGTAGCCGGTCTGTCCGTCCTGCCAGCTACCGTCCATGCGGTTGTACTGCACCAGCGAGCGACAGGCGTTCTTCGATTCGTACAGCAGCTTGATGTTGTAGCTCCCGGACTGCGTGGGCGTGCCCACCGACTTCCACGCGATCGGCTTGCGGAGCACGTTGTGCTCGACCGTGATGTCACACGGGACTAACCCCGGGATGCCGGGATCGCCGCCCCCGAACATGATGTTTTCGGCGGACGCTTCGAGCACGTTCTGGCGGACCGTGAACGGGCCGGGACCATTCCAGCTCACGACGCACTGGCTGTCAGAGTTGCGCTGGTGGATCTCCGTGCAACGCGAGTCGAGCACCGCGTGCCCGGCGCCGTTGAGCGCGAGCGCGCGGTTCACGTCCTGTAGCGGCCAGCCGTGGGTGTTGATGTGCGAGAAGTGGATGTCGCGCGGCAAGTCCGCGAGGGTGCGCTCCGCGATGTACTCGCCCACGAACACCAAGTACCCGATCGCATTGGTCGAGGTCGTCGCTACAGACGAGTCGGTCGTGATCTCCACTCCCTGCACCAGCCACCGCGCCGACCGCGAGCGGAAATGCAGCACCGGCTGGTTGCGGGCGAGGAGCCGCAGCCGAGGCAGCCGCTCCGTGCCGAGCACCGGGCGCCCGCGCGTGAACAGCGAGTCGGCCCGGAGCACCGTCCAGCCGGTGTCGGTCGCCGCCCGTGCAGGGACGTGCCAGTTGCCGTCGAGCTGCAGCCCCATGCCGAGGCAGATGACACGAGACCCACCCGCGTTCAGGACGGCCTGCAGCGAGGCCGTCGTGGTGGGCCGGTCCGTGCAGGGCAGGGCGTGCAGAGCGAGAGGATACGACGCCACCGCCCTTGGCAGCTCCGGCGGCTTGATGCCGGTCGGTGGCGGAGTTCCGGGCGGTGTCGTGGTATCGATGGGCGGTGTCGTGGGTGCCGAGCCGGGCGAGATGCGCAGTGCCACGGACGCCGTCGCAGAACCCCAGCGCCCGGTGATGGTCACCACCCCTGCCTTGGTCGCATTCGACACCTGCAGCTTCTTCTGCTGTCCAAGCCAATAGAACGAAGCCACGGTCGTGTCGGACACGCTGAACGTGGCGACGTCGCCCTTCACGCCTGCTGAATCCGTGCTCGGCGTGACGAACACGATGTACGGAGTCGTCGGACGACTCCGCAGTACCGTGTCAGACAACGACAGCGACAACGTAGGCTTGGGTCCTGTCGCGGGCGGAGGCGTCACACACGACAGCCCGATAGAATCGATGCGCGTCGCCAATCGGCGAACGACCGTCCCACGGGGCGCCAGCACCGCGCCCGTGGTTGGTGATCGTCGCTGGCTCTCCGCGATCAGGCTGTCTACCTGCCAGTGCTGCGGCAGGTAGCACGGAGACTGTTGCGCCGACACCAGCCGGAACGCCGCGCCGAAGGCCAGCGCGCACAGCGCGGCGAACACGAGCGCCAGCAAGTACCGCAGTGTCTTCAGGTTCAGCATGAGATGTACCCGATCCCAGCGGCTGCGATCTGCACCGTGAGGTCGCCTCCGTTCGTGGTCTTGTCGCTGCCCATGTCGAGCACGGCGAGCACGATCGACAGTGCGTCGCTCGTGATCTCCTTGATCGGCGCGCCGTAGCGGAGCGTGTTGTTCGTCGCACCCCCGATAGACGTCCACGTCCCCGGATCGGCCGAGCCAAGCACGGCACGATCGTTCGTGTCGTCGAGCGTCACCGCCGGAGACGACAGCGTCTTGCGCCCAGCGCCGTTGAAGCCGCCGGTGTACCCGGTGGCGTCGCACTCGTGCGCGTTGATATCGCTGACCGCGTCGTGGTCCTTGTTCGGCGTGTAGGTGTTCTTCAGCAGCATCATCTTCAACGTGTCGCTGTTGAAGTTGCCGCTGCCGAGGTAGTGGGCGATGCCCCCCTGCATGAAGTTGGACGCCATGACTTAGCCCTCCACGGTGGCGGCGATCGCGGGCGCTGCCACCCCGGCAGCGAGCGAGGCCGCAGATTGCAGGATGATGTTGCCCGCCGTGAACTTCTTGCCGTCAATGCGATTCCGCACCGCCCAGAAGTTCGCCCCGTCGAGCCAGTCCAACCACTGCGTACCGATCGACCCGGCGCGCGACATCTCCGGGGGCGGCTCGTGCATGCGGTACGCGGCGTCCAGCATGTCATACGTCAGCGTCGCGGGATCCAGCCCCTCGACCTTCAGCTCACCCGATCGGATGACCGTGCCTACCTTGGCGCACCACGCGTCACGCCGTGCCTTCCACAGCGTCATGGTCTTCTCTCGCAGGGCGTCGTCTTCAGGAATCGGGTGATCGAAGTCCACGACACCCGTGGCTTCGTTCAGGCGGATGATGCGCCGCATGCGCCCATCCATCAGGAGCAGGTCACCCACCTGCGCGGTTCGTGTGGTCATGAGTTCTCCTCGGGGTTAGGCGGGTTCACAGCGGTACTCCGCGTTCTGGAACGCCACGGTGTTGGTGGCAACCGTGACCACTTCCAGCACGACAAAGGACTCACCGTCCAGCGTACGACTGGCTTCGGTGATGGTGTTGTTCGTCAGGGTCAAACTGGTGGCAGCCTTGGCCGTGTTTTCCGTGATGCCGTCGGCCAGTGTGCTGTAGATGCGCGCCGTTTGGCCCGTGCCGGTCACCGTGGGCTTGACCGTGACCGTCACCTTGCGGCTGCCTGCCACGCGGATGCGGAACCGGCGCGTGGTGCTGGCGCTTTGCGCGGCCAGCGCCGTCGCGGGGCCCGGGGCGTCGAACGAGCTGCCGTTGGAATCCCCATTGCCCGTGATGACGTCCTGTCGGCCAATGGTGTTGGGGATAGAGCGAAGTTGGTCGCGGTTCATGGCTTCAGCGGGGGAGAGGAGAGAAGGATCTGCACCTGCTCGTGGTCCAACGGGTCCAGGAACCCGATCAAATGTAACCCGGGGCTGGGGGCCACGGTCAGGGGCCGAATGCGGAAGTAGATACCGTCGCCCTCCCGGTCCGAGGCCGCCGTGCGGGCCCCGGGGGAGGTGTTGCCTTCGATGGTGACCATTGTCCGCTCCCCGGCCATGAGCACGAGGCCCGTATGCCCCTCGGAGGTCTGGCCCTTGCGCATGAAGAACACGCTCCCCGGCACGGGGCGCCCCTGATGGGTGCGCGCCTGAACGTTGCGGTAGGTCGTCAGTACGTGGATGGCGAACTTGGCCCGCACCAAGGCCTCGACCTCAGGCCCGGCGAGCTTGCCCGCTGCGGCGCCGTAACAGGCCTCCACAAAGGCTGCACAGTAGGGCCAGCCGGGCTTCCACCCCGTGGCCCGCATCAAGGCCACAAGGGCCTCGCTGTCCACCGGGCGGCTCCATTGCGCATTGGGCGCGATCTCGTACATATCCAGGAACCGCTGTGCCTCACGCAGGATGGCCACTCCGGCGTCGAGCTGCGAAAACTTAGGGAGCATCAGTCGCTACCTCCACGGGCGTCATGTCCTTGATGGCCTTTTCGAACAACATCTGAATCGGCTTCCGCAGCCAGCCCCACGTCACCCGGCGCTTGATGAAGGGCAGCCCGGGCACCCGGACCACGAACATCGTCTGCCCCTGCAGGTACGGGATGATGACCTGCTCCAGCGTCTTGCGCGTGATCTCCATCCGCTGCTGCCACGTCAGGGCATTGTCCGGGTTGGACTCGTCCGCCCCAGCCAATCGGGCCATCTCTACGGCGGCGTTCATGAGACAACGGCCTCCCACCAATCGTTGGATTCTTCCTCGAGAAACGGCGACCGCACGAATAGTCCCGGGGGTACTTCCCACGCGGCGGTGTCACGGAACAGACGGAGACCTACGCGGCGGGCGGAGGCGTACGCCAGCTCCGAACAGAACCACTTCGCTTGTGAATCGTTGGATTCGCGATTGACCCGCGATACGAACCGCGCGACCATCGTGTAATCGTACGGCTTACCGATCTGGCTGTGCAGAAAGCTCTGCATCTCTTCGCGCTGGGCGTCGGTCAGATCGAGGGTAGGCCGAAGCGCCAACACGCGCTCACGCTTGCCGATGACGTCGTGCGCGATTTGCTGCAACCCGCGCACCCGCACCCCGGCGCCCTCCATCGCCTCGTAGACCAGATCGTCGATCTGAACACTGATGTGGTTCCATTCACTGCGCGTCTGCCATCGGATCAGCTTGCTCACGAGCGAAGACCCGTGATGCGCCAGAAAGTGAACCCGGCTCATGAGGGCCCCCGGAAATGGCGTTCGAGGATCGGCTTGACGATTGTGTCGAGCGTTTTATGCATGTCGTCGATCCGCGTGGCCAGCGGTTCGAGGTCCTGCTTACTGAGCTTCTGCTCTAGCAGCTTCTCATGCCGATCGACGCGGGCCTTGTAGGACCCGATGACCATGAACGTCGTCGCGAACCCAGCGATCCCCCCAAAGCCGATGGCGGCGAAGATGCTAGATGGCGTCGAATGGCCTTGGGCTGTCTGCACAAGGGCCGCTGTTGCTGAAGTGCCGATCGCGACGACTGCGCTAATCTTGAGGTCAAGCATCACGCGGAAAAGGTTGCGGTGGAGGGCAGGGTGCCAACGCGCACGAAGACGGCGTTGCTATCGGCGTCGTCCGTGGTCTTCACATACAGCGGAAAGCTGAATCGCTCGGCGGCCAATGCCGCGCGCACCGCTGCCAAGGTCTGATCCGCCACGGGACGAGTCTGCGCCCCCGGGGTGGTCCGTACGAAGAACGTATTCCCCACGGTCAGGGCAGGGTCCAGCTGCCCCATCTGCGCCATCTGGAGCAGCCGGTCGCGGAGCGCCAAGGCATCCTCGGCCACCATCAGGCCCCGGGCAAAGATCGTGGGCGAAGGGTCGTTGACCCCCGTGCCCAGACAGACTTGAAATGTCTCCGTGACGAGCTTGGCCATTTATCCCTCCACAAGGCGCCGGGACAGCGCCTCCTGCTGAGTGTTGAAATCTACGTTCAATTGGACGGAAGCGTTAGGCGCGAACAGCGTCTCAATCGCGGTCACCCGGGCCAGCAGGTCGGTCGACGTCTCCTCATTGTAGACCGACACCGGGGACCCCAGTAAGGTCCGCCGTCCAGCATACTTGACCTGATCCATCCGCCAGAGATCCGTAATCTCACACCGAAGGCTCCGGGGCGGTACATGGTACAGCGCGAGATAGGCATTCGCCTTTGACCACAGGGCGTTCTGCCCCCGCTCCAAGAACACCTTGTCCGCCTTGAGGTCGGTCGGGTCCGGGGCCCAATAGCACGTCACCGCATCGACCCGGAACGAACCCCCAGACATCGTGACATAGGGGATCACTCCTTGGCTCAGCGCCATCCCCTGACGCCCCCAGGCTGCGCCGGAAGCGGCCGTCGGGTCCAGAGCAAGCGCCATCACGTGGTCTCCGAGGCCTCCGGGCGGGGGGCTGCTGTCCGTGTACGTGGCCAGTGTGACCAAATTGCTAGTAGAATCCAACAGCGAAACGGTCAGGGTCCACGGAGGAGTCACGCTGTAGAGCCAGATGCGAAGGGCGATAACGAATCGGCCCGTAGCTGCCCCGCCAGTCGACGTGAACGGATTTCGCAGCAAGCGAATGAACCGCCCAAACTTGTTGTTGTCGGTCGTGTCGCTCAGGCCATGCGTGTACGAAAAGATGGTCCCTTGGAACATGTTGGCCCCGTTCTGGGGAGCGCCAAATGCCGTCGCCGTGGGAGAACCGGACAGTAGCACGTTGCCTGTGAAATCGTCCACGTTGTCGTCGAAATGCGTCTCGGTCATCGCGAGCAGGTTCGGCTCGCCGCCGAGTCGGGAGAACACCACATCACGAGCCCGTCGCTCCGGGGCAGTGGACACCTGTGGATACTGCGCCAGCGCCGTAGGAGAGAACAGTTCGCTGATGCTGAGGCCTCCTACCTCAAAGTACGGCTCTACATGATCGCCCGCCGTGAGGTTTGTGACCGTGTCCACCCACACGTTTTGCTGCGGGTCAGTGCCGAAGTTCTGATAGCCCGTGCACTTCGTCACGATGTACACGTCCGCCTGCGGACGGAATGCGATGATGTCGCGGCTGGCCAGGGCGCCGTTAGGGATGTCATCCGAGAGCGGAATCGCGGTCCACACACGCTCCTCCAGCTCCAACGTCGTACCGTCGACCACCGACTTCACGTTCTTCGGGCGATACAGCCAGAAGTTGCTCGCCGCTGTGTTCCGAATGACGATCCAATCCCCCGCCTGATAGCCCGCTGTGCTCGTGACCGTGAGTCGCTTCGTGGTCGTGTTGTAATTCGTGCACGCCTGCGTGCCCTGCGTGGTGCTGCGGAGCAGCTTCATGCCCGTCAGGCCGCAGTTGCGCCCGTGGATCAGCGTGCTTACTGCGCCACTGCTCGGGTCCAGCGCCGCGAAGCGCAGCGAGGCGCCGGTCACCGTGCCGACCTTGATGACCGGCCAGTGGCGACCGGAGACGTTGGTGATGGCGTTCGGGCGCCACCACATTTTCGTCAGCGTCGTGCCCGCAGGCACATAGAACAGCTCGACGTAATCGTTCGCGATCAGGTGCGTCGTATCCGACGTGTACAACTCCTGCGTCGCCTCGACGCTGTCGGTGATCGTGTACCGCAGCCCCGTGCGCACGCATTGGGCCACCACCGTGTGCCCCACGGCGTTGAACTGGTCGTCGAAGCCGATGCACTTGACGGTGCTGTCCCCGTTTGGGTCGGCTACGACAAACTTGCCCGTGGATACGGAGCTCACTTTCCAGAGCACCTGCGTCAGGCTGCGGCCGATGGCCGTGGTTCCTTGCTCGCCCGAAGGTTGTACCCCGGCGATGAAGTCCTGAAGCCGATGCTCATCTTCGATGGACAGGATGTTCTGGCCCCCGATCACGCGCAGCGTGGGTGCCGCGCTGTTGTACTGTTGCACGATGTGCAGCTTGTACACCCCGGCAGCCGTGTCGTACTCCATCCGGTCTTCCCACAAGCCGATGTCGGCCGAAGTGGTCAGGTACTGGATCAGTTGCTGCGGAGTCCAGCGGTTCACCGCGACCGTGACCGAATTGGCCGGAGTCACGGTGCCAAGGTCCCAGTAGGTAAAGCCCCGGGCGCGATGGAAATCGCGGATGAAGGTAAGCCACTCACTGACGGTCTTGGTCAGCGTGAACTCAGTGCGTTGCTCCCCGTCAGCGTCCAGCGTCAGCAGCCCGCACGTGGTGAAGTCGTCGAACAGGGGGCGGCACTCGACCGTGACCTCCTGGCCATGCCGAATGACCCGATCAATGCGGAACTCCTCGAACGCTCCACTGACGGTTACGGTGCCGTTCACCACGGCGCGCAGCACATGCGTCGGCCTCAGCCAGGACGGGAAGTTGGCAGCGAGCGTGCGGAATCGGGCCCATTCATTGTTGTCCAGCGCGCGCCGGTACCGGAGCTCCGTGACCGCGCGCACATACCCCAGCCGCTTGGGCGCAGTGGTGCTGCCCTGCGGGCGATCGAGTACTTCGACGAGGACTTCTTGCTGAACCGCCGTCATTCCATCGTCTCCAGCAGGTATTGCGCGGTGGGCTCCCCAGCGAAAACTCCCACGCCAAGGTACTGCTCCTTTCCGAAGGCGCCCTCCACCAAGCGCAACGCCGTATTCGCGCCCCAGTTCGCGGGCAACCCGAAGGGATTGCCACTCGTCACGGCCACTTCAGCCCCGCCGTTGAGCGACTGGCCCAACACAATGGATCCGTCCGCCCGGACGGCCAGCCGCAGCAGCACCAGATCTCCGGCCGAAGGGGTCGTGTTGTGCAGAACCGTGATGCTGTTGGATCCGTTGTTCATGAAGGCGTAATAGAAATTCGCCGCCGAGGCGTCCGACGCGAGGATCGACATCTGAGGATTGCCCCCTCCTACGGGACCGATCCCCGCGACCATGCCTTGCTGCCCAGACACATGGCACACGGCACTGCCCGTGTAGATGAAGCGCACCGCCAGTGTGAGCGCCTGCGGCGCCCCACTGAACGTCATGATCCAGGTGTTCGCTCCGTTGGAGCGGTCCCCCGTTGTCGTCGTCTTGATGTACGGTGACGACCGGGACGACGCCATGAACCCGCCGAAGAACTCATTGCCCTGCTGTGCCGCCGTGAACGCCGGGTAGACCCGGAAATAATTGACGTTGCCGGGGGCAAATGCCGTGGTGCTGCGCACGTACACGCGCCACACGTCGGCCAGACCGAGCAGATTGGTGGTGGGCTGGGCATATGCGTGACGACCGAAGTATTCCAGCGCCAAATTAAGACCCGTGCCCACCGCGATGGTGGGCTTCCAAATGCCCTTGGACGTCTGCGCCCATGTCCACGTAACTTCGGAGCGCAGTGCGGAGGCCGTGTTATCCCACACCTGGACCCCCGAACCCGCTGCTGCGCTGGAAGTACCCTTGGCGATGAAGAACGAGAACACGGTGCGCGCGTTCAGCCCGGTGGCCGAAATAGCTTGGCTCTGGTAGTACTCTTGCAACGAACCGCTGTTGTCTTCCAGCAGGGACAACACCAACTCACCTAACGTCAGCGTGGACGAGAGGATGGACGGGGCATTGGTCGCGGTCCAGTTGGTGAAGTCTTGCGAGTAGGGCACCCGATTGCTGTCCCCGTCGCCGGTGATGAGCACCGGGGTCTCTAGCACTCCGTCTCCGTCCAAGTCCCACATGCCCGGGGCCATCATGTACTCGGCCACCGGCACCAAGCGCCCGAGCGAGTCCTTCATCAGGCGGGCCGTGTTACCTGTGAAGGTGTTGATGGCGATGGGGGTGTTCTCTGTGGCCGGAGACAAGATCCCGTCCCGGGAGCGCCACAGCGCCAAGGCGTGTGCCGTGCGACTCTTGATGGTCGCTTTGCGCGGGCCGAAGTAGACGGGAAGCTGGCTCACGAGAGGTTACTCCGTGGTCCACAGGCGACGCACATTCGCCTGCACATGGCAGTTATTCCCGATGAAGTACGGGAAGAGGTCGTTGACTGGGTCGCCATCGGCCGGATCCAGGATAAAGAACGGGTCGCCATAGGGCGCGATAGTGGCGTCTTCGGTGACTACCCCGTTCAGGCTCGTGAAGATCTGCATGTCGTCGCACAGGACCCGGATGTGGTCGTCGTTGGCCATCGTTAGCGTGAAGACCACGGTCTTGATCAATGAGCCATTGGCCCGGTACAACGACACGCTGGCGTTGGTCACTCCCGAAGGGTGCCACAGCAGCAGCTCCGGGGCGCTGGGGAAATTGCCCAGCAGCGGCATGACCCTCTGACTGGTGATCCCCGCGTACATGCGGAACGTCCGGTCGTACCGCAGCGGAGAGAACAGCTGGAACGTCAGCGTGCCCTTCTCCGTGCTGCGAGACAGCGCCTGCGGCGAACCGATCGTAAAGCTCGACGACTGCAGGACCCCGTAGAACACCCGATCCGGGTCAAGCGCAGTGCGAATCTCGCACAGCTCCCCGGCGCGGACCCAGCGGAAGAACCCCGAGATGTTTGTCTTGAGCGCCGCCGCGCTCGTGCCCAGGAATGCCCCGTCCGCCACGAAGGTCCCCGCCTGTGGGGTCACGGTGCCTAACGTGCGCAGCACCCCGGCGCGGCCGAGCAGGGCAGTACTACCGAGCGCGGTGTTGAACGACGCCCCCAACGTGGAGAACCGCTCCGGGACAAAGCCGAAATCCCGGCCCACGTCTCGCCCGTTGATCCACAGCGCGTTGCGAGCCATAGGCTACTCCACCGTCACGCGGCGATTGCCGCTGTTGATGATTTCGTATTCGTACAAGCGCCCCAAATTACTGTCGATCTCGCTGGTGGCCATCCGGGCGACCTGCTTGGCCAGTGTTTCCATGTCGCCGACCACCACGCCCTGCGTGTGCAGGTGAACATGAATCTCCCACGATCGCGGAGCCCCGTCGATGTTGATCGGCTTGTTGCCAACGAAGCTCGGCGGCGGCTCCACCAGCAGCTGGGACGTCAGCGTGCGCAGGGTGGCACTCGGGGCATCGATGCTGGCGCGCCCGGCGGTCAGCGCCCCGAGCCCTTCTTCCAGAGCGGTGTTCAACGATAGGATTCCCGCCACATACTTGGTCAGGGCGGCGATGCTGTCTGCATTGGTCGCCTTTACCAAGCGCTCGATCTGCGTGGCCATGGACTCAGTGACAGTCACCTGCTGCGGAGTGACATCCGGGTCCTTGTCCGAGTCCTTGTCCGAGTCCTTGTCCTTCGGCTTGGGTTTGTCCGTGGGCTTCGGCTCTGCGTCCGGAGACGCAGCTTCTTCCTGCAGCGCGCGCAACTCACTGTTCAGCCGGGCGATAATGCCCTTCAGATCGCTAAGGTTCAGGCCACCGAGGTCCTCGGGCGACAGCTCCCCCTTGCGCATGCGCTCGAACAGCGCCTGCACTTGTTCCAACGCAGAGGACACATTGTCCGCGTCAGTCAGGTCCAGGTCCTTGAGCGAGTCAAAGAGCCGAGATCCGTCGATGGGATCGGCCAGCAGGTCGAACAATGCTTCGAGCCGGGCCGTGGCCGTGGGGAACTTCTCCGCGTTGATCTCGAACTGGGCATCAAGCTCTTCCAGCGCGCCCGCGAAGCCGCTGACAAAGCCGCTGAGGTCCGCTTCCTGCATGGCCTGCAGGAGCTTGCGATAGCTGCCAATCTGGCCATCGAGCGTGATGCCTAACGCCTTGGCGATCTCCTTGATGTCCTCGAAGTTGATGCCGAGCGCCTCCAACTCGCGCGACGGGTCGACACCCTCCAAGCCCTTCTTGCCGAACTCTCGGAAGTCTCCCCGATTCCGGTACTTGTCCAGGAACTGCTTCAGCCCGGCGCTGGCCGTGCTGTAGTCGCGCCCGCTCACCTGCACCCGGAGCAAGTCGCCCTGCACCTTGGTCAGCATCTGAATGGCGCGCGTGTTATCCCCCATCACCTTGGCGCGTTCCTTACGCGCGGCCTTATCTCCGGCGATGCCATCAGCGATGACCCCGCCCACGGCCAACAGTCCATTGGCCAGCGCACCCCACGCGCCGCCCGTGGCCGCGCCAGAGCCGATAGACTCCGCGATGCCCACCGCTGCGTCTACAATCACGGGCACCTGCGCGGCGATCGTGATGATGTCGCTGAGCATCTTGCCCGTGCTCTCGGACACGAGCCCGAACCCGGCAGCCAGCTTGATGGCCCCTTGCGCGGCCACCTGAATGGCGTTGGCCTTGGCCACGGCGGACTTCAGCGCGCGTTCCCCGGCGCTGGCGGCCTTCTCCTCCGAGTCCTCCGTCGCCTTGGCCGAGACCGCCCCATCCTTGCGGGCGTTCGCGATCCGCGTCTCCAGCCCGGTGCGCGCCGTGGTCAGGGTCTCGATGTTCTTTTCTGCCGCCACACGCTCCGCGTCGCTGATGCCGGGACGGTTGCGGATGGCAATCTGCTGCGTGATTTGGTAGTTCACGCGCAGCAGGGCCTCCTCCAGCTGCTTGATGTCCTTGGACGTGGTGCCGAGGTCCTTCATGGCCTCGGCCACGAGCTCGATGTTCTGCTGGGCCCGGATCGCCCCTTCCTTCAAGGCCCGGAACTGGCCGACCTGATCGACCGTGGCGCCCAGCTCCACGAGCTTCTCGATGGCCCGGTTCAGCTGCAGCTGCATGTCGTCCACAGTGGAGCGCGTGCTGGCCACCGTGGCGTCTTCCAGCTGCTGCATCAAGGACAGGCGCTTCTTCTTCAGGGCTTCCAGCTTATCGCTGACTTCCCTGAAGGTCTTCTCGGCCGCGTCCATGGTGGCCTTGGCCAGCTTCTCCTCTTCCTTGGCCTGTTCCTTGTTGGCCTCGGCCACTTCGCCAAGGCGCTTCTTCGCGGCCTCGGCCTTCTGCTTCTCGATCTGCTCGGCCTTGACGCGCCCGGCCTCGCGCGCCCGGCTCTCCTCCAGCTGCGCCTGCACCACGCGATCGGACTGTTCCTTGACCACCTTGTTCAGAAACTCGCCGACCTGCCCGATGGCCTTCCCGGCCAGCTGGCCACTGTCCCGCATCTTGAGCAGTCGCGTCTGCAGCCCGGCCAAGGTCTCCGTGTCCAGATCCTTGAGCGCCACCTTTCCGTCATCGACCTTGTCGATGAATTCCCGCATGGCCTTGCTCGACCGCAGGAACGCCCGGCTCGTGCCGTCGAAGCTGGACGCGGCTTCCTCCGCCAGCTTCTTGGCGTCGCCTTGGGCCCGGGCCTTGGCCGCCGCTCCGTTGAACTGGTTCAGGAGGGACACCAGCCCACTAAGGACCGTGTTCACCACCGGAAGAATCGCGGTGCCCAGCTCGGTGAACGCGCTGGACAGGTTATTCTTGATGATCTGGTACTGCGCTGCTGCCGTCTTGTTGACCTCTTCGAACTGCTTGTCCACGGCCCCGGTGGCATCCTTCATCTTGACCAGCATGTCCGCAAAGCCTTGGCCGCCATCCTTGGCCGCCATGACGGCCAGCTTGTAGCCCTCCACCGAGTTGAAGGCCCGCTTCATGGCCTCGCTACTGCCGTCGCTCTCCTTGATGAAGTCCTGCATGAACTTCACCAGCCCGTCGCCGCGCAACCGGGTCTCGTTGAAGTTGGCGGCCAGCTCGGGGAACTCCTTCTTGAAGAGTTCCGTGGGGCGGATGATGTCGTTGATGGCCGCCCGAATGGACGTGATGCCTTCGCTGGCCGCCACGCCGTTCAGCGACATGGCCGCCGTCACCGCGCCCAATTCCTCGATGGACACGCCCATGACGCTGGCCACGCCGACCACATTGCCGATGGAGCCGGCAATCTCGTTCATCTCCACCTTGCCCACTTCCACCGTCTTGGCCAGCACATCAGCCGCTCGGGCGGCCGACAGATTCTCGTCCTTGTAGGCGTTCATCACGCTCGTGATGGCGTCCACCGCCGTTTCGGCATCAGTGAAGCCGCCCACCGCCGTCTTGGTGGCCACCTTCACCACGTCCATGGCCTTGCCCACCGAGATGCCCGACGATACCACCTGATACAGGGCATCGGTCAGCTGCTTGGTGTTCTCTACCGGCAGCTCCCGGAAGGTGGCCTGCACTTCGTCGCCTAACGCGGCCAGCTCCTCCTTGCTCACCTGCGCCACGGTGTTGACCTTGGCCATCTCGCTCTCGAACTGCGCGGCCATCTTCACCGCACCCGCCACCACCATCGCCCCGGCGGCCAGCGCGGCCACGCCAAGGCCCGCGAGGGCCGCCTTGGGATGATCCTCAATGAACTTGGACAGGCTTCCGAGCGAACGCTCCGTGTCCTTGAGATCTTTGTCCACGCCCTTGGTGCGTGTCTCGATCTCGTAGAACAGCGTGGCCAGCTTGATGTTCGGAGCGCCGCCGCCGATCATGGCTTGGTCTCCCGCTTGGCGTCCTCAATGGCGTCGCGCGACGACACATGATGCAGTTGCAGCATGGCCAGCACCTCCGCCAGCGAGTGATCCCGCATGAGGGCCCGGGTGCTCGTCTTCAGGTCCACGGCTGCATTGGCGAAGAACATGGCCCACGTCGGCCGCTGCCGTTCCGTGGTGCCGGGCGTATCGGCCGCCATCAAGCTGCGCAGCACGCGCAAGCGCACCGCGTTGACCGTGGCGTGGGCGCGCAGCAAGGCCAAGAGATCCAACACGTCCAGCCGCCGGATATGCGCCGGGATCTCAGGGATCTCCCCGCCCAGCGGGTCGAACGGAAGCCCGGGCCCGGGCGTGGTCACGATCCACGCCAGTAACTGGTACTGATACGTCATCTCATCCAGCGCGCGCTGGCTGAACGCCAAGTAGTCAGCGTCCGTGTGTGCGCGCTGATGCTCGTGCAGGTACATGTAGCGCAACGACACCCACTCCAGCAGGGCATCGTGCTTCTGGATCTCGACTAACGCTTCGAACGATTTGGGGTACACGGCCAGCGTCGCCGGGGCGCCGCTGTCGTCCGGGGCCTGTGTGACGAGGAGCACGCGCTGGGGCTCGCTACGCAGCGCGGATAACAGGAGCTGATCCGCATCGGCAGCCAGCGGCTGCTCCATGAGCATGGCGTGCCGCCGATGGAGCACGGCAAAATACCGCAGCCAGCCGCGCACCGTCCGGTCCCCATTGGCTGCCCCTCCCGGCCGATGCGCGACAAGCTCGTCCTTCGCAGCCGCGTTGCCCTGCAGGACCGAGCGCTCCATGATGGAGCACTCGGCCTTCAGGTCCCGCAGCGGGATGCTTCGGGCCACGCCCACGTTAGGCGTGGTTCAGGCACTGCAGCGCGGACGAGGGCCGCACGTTGAACAGCAACGACGGCTGGCCCGACGCGGCCAGCGCAGCGCTGAACTGCTCCACGACCTGCGTACAACCCCAGCCGTTCATCCACAGGGTGGTGCCGTCCTTCATGGTACCCTTGAGGTACAGGCCCACGATGTCCGTGGCCGTGCCCAAGTTGGTGAGTGCCACCCGGGCCGACGCGATATCCGCCTGCGGGATGCCCAGCGCGTAGGCCCAGTTCGCCAGCGACAGGTCCGTGATGGGCACCTGAATGCCCAGCGTGGCCGGGCCCGGGCGCAGTCCGACCTGGATGCGCTTGGTGGCAATGCGCAACGGTTCCACCGACCCGTTGATGTTGACGGTGCCGCCGTCCGGCGACACCCCGGCCACCGCCGTAGGCGTGGTGACCGTGGCCACGGTGGCCGCTGCCTGCGCCCGGAGGAACCGGGACTTCATGGTCAGGGTGTTGGTGGCCACGCTGTGGATCTGGTGGTACTCCACCGTTTCGCCCGAGCCGAACTTCACCCAGAGCCCGGCAGTGAAGCCCGCCGCGTTGGTCAACGTGACGCTGTTGTTCCCCGCCGCGCCACCGCTGGCCACCGTGTTGGTGGTGCCCGTGTCGACGAAGATGCCGAACTCGCTCAGCGCGTCGAAGACCTTGCCCTTGCCCGCCTTGAACGTCGAGGACGGCGTGTACGGGTTGGCGTTGGCATCCAGCACGCCACCCGCTGAGGCCACGAACTTGAGCGGCACGGGCGTGGCCTTGCCTCGGCCCAGCGTGAAGCTGATGGAGCTGTAGTCCATGTCGCAGCCCCACAGTTCGCAGCGCACGACGCTGCCGTCCATGGTGGTGCCGACGACGATGAACGACATGTTCTGCTCGGAGAGGAAGTCGTTGCCGTCGGTGACCAGCTGGTAGTAATCGGCCGCCGTGCCCGCGCCGGTCACGCTGGCAAACGGGATGCCCAGCGCTACGGCGAGGTTGTGCATGCTCAGGCCGTGCAGCTGCACCATGCCGCTGAGGCTGACGTAGCCGGTGAGCGACTGGAAGACGAGACGCTTGGTGGCCGCCGTGAGGTCGATCACTTCGCCCGTGGCCTCCAGCGTGACGCCACCCTCGTCCGTGTCGCCGAGGTCGTAGACCGTCTGCTCGACAACGGCCTCGCCGATCGCGTGGGCGAAGGCGAGCGGGTTGGCTACCGTCAGCGTGGTGGTGCCGCCGCCCGCCGTGACGCGGCAGAGCTCCATCTCATCTCCGGAGCCGATGCGGATGACATCGCCGTTGGCGAAGTTGGTGCCGCTGGCAATGTTGATGGACGTGGCCCCCTTGGCGAGGGCCGCCGGGCTGACGGTGGTGCTGCCGAACGTTCCGGTGCTGTCCCGCACCACGTACGCGGCAGCCACCCGATTGAGAATCTTTGATTTGGCGGGCATGGCGTTTCCTGGGGTTAGACTGGCGTGAAGAAGATGATCAGGTCCGCATCGGCACGAGCGGGATCGGTACGTTCCTCCGACGGAATCTCGCGTCGGATCTCTTGCAGCACCACCGCGTCACATCCAGCCGCTTGCAACGCGGGCTGGTTCAGCGACACGCACACCGCGTGGAGCAACGCCTGCGCTGTCAGCGCATCGTCGGCCCATGCGGCCAATTGCACGGAGGCCGTGTAGCCGCCCACGCGCTCCTCCAGCACGGAGACCACATACGTGGCCACCGGCAACTGGGTCGGAAAGTCGCCCGCCCACGGGATGAGATTGGCACGGTCCCGGACCGTCACGGCGATCACGGCAGCCGCAGCATCCACCGTGGCCACGAGTCCGTCCTGCAACTGCGCGAGCGGATCAGAAGAAGCCATGTGTGGCCTCCTCGCGAAGAGCATCTACAATGACATCGCTCATGGCCGGGGTCGCACGAGCCAGCGCGGGCGCCATGAAGGGCCGTGGCTTAACGCGCGGGGTGCCCCGGTCCAGATACGGCCCATACTTGGCCGTCACGCCCACGCGCATCTTCCCGCCCACGATGCCCATCGTGCTGCCCCGGCGGAGTTCCCCCGTGTCGACGGCGGGCGGCTCGCCCGGGGCACTGGCCCGATGCGTGCGGTACGAGGTGGCCCCCTTCTTGGTCTTGCGCAACGTGCCGTCGCGCTTGACCACGGGGATCCGGTACACGCGCCCGCTGCCCGGCTTGCTGAGCTCCTCCCGAATGGCCGCCAGCAGCAGCACCGCCGCCTCCTGCACTTCGGCCGTGTGCGCGCCGGTCACCGTCTCCGTAATGCGGCTCAACTGGCCCGCGATGCCGGAGAACGGCCCGCCCAAGTTGAAGGAAGGGATCATGGCGTGGGCCTCTTCAGCACGAGCAACGCCGTGACCACCCCGGCCATGTAGCCGGGCGTGGTCTGCGTGACCCAGAAGGTCCGCCCCGCGTACGGACCTTCCACGACCTCGACCTTGTCCATGGGCAGGAGCGGCACGTCATCCGGCAACGTCAGCACGGCGTCGCCCGTGACCTCGCGCCCGAACACTTGGCGCACATGCCGGGTCGTCGGCGGTTGCATCAGCCCGGTGACCCCTTCGCCGTTCAAGATGAACGCGTCGTCCGACACCGGCCGATTGCCGGCGCCTAACGTCTCGACCCGGCGCGTGATGTGCATGACCGTGGGAAACTCCGCGATCAAGTCGCGGAGCACCGGAGTCAGTGCGCTGCGGAGGTCGTCTTGCAGGCTCATCCGCGCACCAAGCGCACCGAGCCTGACGACCAGCGCACGAGCCCGTCGAGCAAGCGTGCCACCGTGTCCGGCAAGGCCCCGCTGGGCGTGGCGTTAGGCGACGGCTGCAGGAACACGCCCGCCACGGACAGCTGGGAAAAGTCGGCCAGCGGCTTGGACTTGAAGTAATCGCCACTGGTGCGGAACAGGACCAAGGCCAATTCGTACGTCGCCTCCTTCAAGCGGCGCGGCAACGTGGCCCCATCCAAGTACACGGACGTCCCGCCGACGGGCACGTCCGGATCCTCCACATACGAACGCGGCCATGCCAAGCGCTGCGCTGTGGTGCTCTTCTGCCCCCGGGCCACTTCCTGGTCGAGGCGCCACGTAGCGCTCATCAGGCATTGGTCCTTGAGGGTGTCGTCGGAGCTGGCGCCCCACTCGGACGCGCCGTGGCGGTCGGTGAAGTACGCTGTCGCTTCCGCGCGAGTGGCGTAGCTGTTCGCTTGGGCACCACCCACAGTCGCGTCAAGAGCCATGAGGCGTCAGCTCCGAAAGGGAAAGGTCAGGCCACCGGGGTCGTGTCGCCGCCCTCGGGCGCCGCGTCCTTCTTGCTGGGGGCCTTGATCCATTCCAACTGGACCTTGTCGGCCGCGTCCGCCGCCACCTGCTCAGCGAGTCGGTGGCCTTCCGGGAAGTAGACGACCTCGGCTTCCCGAAGATCCGCCGGGGCGTAGAACTCAGGGTTGCACAGGATGGCCGAGTGCCGCTCGGCGCGGAGCTTGTCTCGCAGCTTGCGCGAGGACTTGGTATCGGCGTAGATGAGAACGCGCATGGAAGAAGTGAGAAGTGGAAGATGACGGAGCGCCCCGTAGGGAGAGGAGCGATCCTCTCCCTACGGGCCGGGGGTTAGCCAGAGACGATCTTGAACCCGGCCATGTCCTTGTTGTCGGTCACGACCTTGTCCCAGTTGCTGCCCGTGGCGATCGCCGCGTCCAGCGGGTTGAGCCCGCCGTTGGCGATGTCCCACTTGGTGCCCTTGATCTTGATGCTGTAGGCGTACTCGCCCTGTGCCCGCATGATGATGTTCTCGGTGCCCAGCGCGATGTCGCTGAGGATCTCCCGCTGCTCGCTCTCGTTGACGACGATGGCGTCCTCCGTCAGGGCGAGCGTGTGGTAGAGGTCCGGCGTGCCCGTGACCAGCAGGCCCGGCGCATCGGTGACGATGACCGGGCGCCCGAACGTGGCGACGTTGCCCTGGAAGATGACCATGTCGGCCACGTTGACGATCTTGTCCGTCAGCGACTGACCCAGCAAGTCGAAGAACGGCTTGCTGTGCATGACGTACGCGCGCACGCGCCCGGCGGCGTCGCCCATCTTGGCGCTGCCCTTGACCATCTCCCCGTGGGTGATGGTGCCGTTGGCGCTGATGGTGTGCACCAGCGCGCCGACCGCGCCGATGGCCGCACTGGCAGCGGACAAGGCGAGGTTGACCCACTCCTTGGTGACGCGGTCGCCGACCAGCTTGCCGAACTGGAAGGACATCTCGCTGGAGTTCAGCCCCAGCTTGCGCCACGTGTCGAGCGTCTGGCCCACCGGACCGATCTTCCGGTTCAGCTTGACGGCCACCGTCTCGTCCTGCGCCATCGCGAGATCGGTCACTCCCGCCACGCTGGTGATGTCTCGGCGGCTGACGAGACCCGAGATGTCCTTCCAGAAGGACGTCTTCTCGTAGTGCCCCTTCTGGGGGATGCTGATCAGTCGGATGGCGCCATTGCTGGCTGCGTTGAAGACGTTGACGTTCTGGGCGACTGACTCGTTCATGCCGCCGTAGAACTCCGCCTCGTAGATCTTGACGTCGCTGTATTTGCCCGTTGCCATTGCAGGGTCCTCTCAGGGTGTGGTAATGCGGGTTAGGGCTTGGGCGCCCCGAACGGATGAGCGGGGGCGTCGGCCGCGAGAAGCTGGTTGAAGGCGTCCAGACCGCGCTCGGCGATGAACTTCGCCTTGTCGCCCGGCGACTTCAAGTCTGCCAAGTTCCGCACTCCACCGGCTCCCGGTGCCGTGCTCTGGGGCGCTCCGCTACCGCCGGACTTCGTCCCCTCGAAGGCCATCGCGAAGTCCTCGCTCTGGCGCATCTCCTTCACGAACTCGGCGAGCCCCATCGGGGCTCCGTTCCCGGCAGGGCTGAGCCGGGGCTTCCGGTCCGGGCCCATGACGGTCACTTGCATGGAGAAGGCGTCGCCGTCCTCCTGCGCTACCGCCTCCAAACTACTCATCACGTGCGGAAGAAGTAAGCGCACCCCGTGTTTCGAGGCCCCGGCCTCGGTCAGGGCGGCCACGGCGTTGTTCTCGACGACGAGTTTCCGGATGAAGGCCTCCCGGGCGGCTACGCGCGCCTGCTCCTTCTGGAGGGCCTTGGCGTGCTGCTCGTTGAGCTGTTTCTTGAGGTCTTCCCACGCCCCGGCGGCCTTCTTCTTGGCCTCCTCGGCCTCGGCACGCTCCGCCACCATCTGCGCGATCTCCTCCGGCGTGACGCCCTCCGGCAGGGTGCCCAGCTGCTTCTTCAGGCGGGCCTCCTCCTGCTTGAGGCGCTGCAGCGCGCTCTTCATGCCCTTGACGCTGGCGTGGTCGTCAATGCCGTCCACCGAGAGGAAGAACTTGCCGTCCTCGCCCTCCTCGTACAGCCCCTTCTGGTCGTCGGAGACCAGTGCCGCGTGCTCCGCTGCCGTGAGTACTGCCTTCATCTTCCCTGCCATAGGTCACCTAACGGGTAAAGGTCCGGCGCTGTGCTACGCCCCGCGCCTCTGGGGTCAGTGCCCGGTCTGGGCACTCAAGAAACTTTCACGATCGACATCTCCTCCAGAAAAGGCGGTTAGCCCTTCCGCTGCCAAATCACGCTTTTCGAGAGGGAACTCTTCCAGAATTTGTTCGGTTGAACGCCCTAACTCCATCAACCGCTTGATTCGGTCGAGCTCCGCAGGAGAAAGGAAATTCTTCATTTCAAGAGTCCTAACGCTTGGAAGAGTCTATCGTACGCTTTCGAGAGATCTGGAAACGAGGCTTCGCTCCACTGGAAGGCCGACCCGGCGTAGAGTCCTGGCCTGTTCACCCGACGTCCGATCCATTGGGCATACCCACGAGCGAATACCTCCTCGTCCTCCAGAGCGTAATCGTAGAGGTCCCTCGTACTCCCACGAGCGGTCGCCCGGGAATCTTGCCAACCCCGGTATTCGGGCGAGTTCTTGACCACGGACCAGAAGTCCTTCCAATGCTCGGATGCCGCGCCTGCGGTCGTTCTCCAAGATCCGCTCGCGAATTTCCCGGTGCTTTTGGCCGTTCCAGGAGGAGCAAGCATCCAGTCCACAACATGACCATACTCGTGGGACACAGTGCTCCCGACTTTCCTCGGCCCCAGTCCCGTCTTCAACTGCAGGCCCGAACGGCTCACCAAGCCGAGCACTCCGCGAGAACTCGGAGGGAGGTGGGAGAACCCAAGACGGATCTTCCGGTCAGGAACGTAGTGCACCGTATCTATCGCGGACAGGACTTCCCGGGCCTCCCTCTGAATTTCAGGGGAAACGGCCCAGTGAGAAAAGATGTCTTGCGCCTTGGAAAGGACACCTGAAGGGCGCCCCCGGGCGGCAGGTTGCGGGACAACCGGGGCGGAGATCTCTCTGGCGTTAGCGAGCACCGTGCTAAGCATTTGCTTTTCCGTGCTGAACGCCAAACGGCTCTGCCCCAGCGCCTCCAGCAACGCCACGTCCCCGGCGCGGAAGCGCGTGGCCAGCTCCGTGCCCAGGATCTCCTCCTGCACGCGGCGCGGCTGCTTCTTCAGCCAGTCGTCGTACATCTTCGGCGTGCGCGTGGGCGGCAGGCGCCCGTCCGTGCCGTAGAACTCCCGCAAGCGCCGCTTCTGGTCATCGGTGCGCCCCTGCGGGTTGATCAGCGGGATGATGGTGCTGCGGCAGTTGGGATGCAGCGGTGGCTCCAGCGCCCCGGCTTCCCCGTAACGGAACACCCGACCATCGGCGCCCCGGCAGATGGTCGAGGTCCGCCCATCCAGCGTGGCCCGGTACACATAGCGGTCCGTGATGCCCGGGCCTAACGCGGCGAAGATGGCCTTGTCCGTGTGGGTGGCCACGGCGCTGGCCGTGGTGCGGGCCACGGTCATGGCCCGGGCCAAGGCCGCGCGATAGGCGCTGCGGTCCCGGGGGTCAACGCCGCTCAAGCTCCGGGCGATGTCCCGCATGGACAGGCCCTGGAGAAGGCCCTGCTGCAGGGCCGTGCGCACACGCTCGCTGAGTTGCGTGGCCTCGCGACGCCACCAGTCGCCTAACGGCAGATCCATGATGGGCAAGGCCACAATGGCGTCCACGCGCTCGGCCGTCAGCAGCACGCGGCCCTGCTGCCCCAACAGGCGCTCCATGGCGGCCGACGTGTGCTCGCCCATGCCCTTGGCCACGGTGCGGGCCCACTGCACCTGCTCGGCCGCGACCTTCTGGTACGCCGCGCCTAACGTGGCACTGCTGCGGGCCAAGAAGGCCGTGAGCTCGGCGCGCCGCGACAGACTCAGGGATTCGCGCTGGAGTTCCCCCGCCACGCGCTTGAACGCGGTGCGTAACGTGCGCCCGGCGGCGAGGCCCATGCTGCGGCCCGCTGCGTCAACCGCCGCGCGCCGTTGCAGTTCCTCGCCGATGGTCAGCAATCCTCATCCTCCCACTCCTTACGTTCCCGGCGCCATGTGCCGTTCACCACGCGCTCACGCGCAGCGACGGCGTCCATCTGCGCGGGGGTCCACCGCACGGCATCCACAATGCGTCGCACCGGGATCAACCGCTCCTCGCCGCTCACGCCGTACACCTGCAGTACATGAGCGTTCTCGGCCAAGGCGCGATGCACCTCATGAAACGCATCCGGGTCCGCATCAATGTGCGACCCGTCTTCCAGATACACGCGCGTCCACGGACCGTCGCTCATGCCGTTTCCTCCTCCTCCTCCGGAGGAGTTTCGTCGTCCTTCGGGAGCTTTTCGTCCAGCTCCTTCTCGGACGGCACGGTGAGCGCGCCCCCGTCCAGGAGCCGGGCCTTGACCACGTCGGCCTTGAACCCTTCGGGCAGGATGCGCCCCTGCTTCAGCAGCTCCCAGAACGTGTCCAAGTCCAGCTGGTTCACGGCCACCATGTCGCTCAGCACCTTGATCATCTGCGGCGTGAGCTCCAGCTCCTCGAACTGCCGGTTCAGCGTCACACTGCCGGGCGTCTCGTTCCGGTAGTACGCGTGATGACCTAACGCCTCTTCCAGCAAATCCTCCAGTGCCCGGATCGTGGAGCTGAGGGTGGCGTTCTGTGCGGCGCTGTCAATGCGCTTGCCCTCGGCGGTCTCGGCGGCGCGCGTCTCGCTGGCGAGGAAGGCCAGTGACGTCTGCGCCATGCGCCGCTCCGTGTCCTGCAGTTCCTCGCGCGTGGGGGCAAGACCCGTGCCCGCAGGCTCCACATACTTCAGGTCGCCGTCCGGGTTAGGGATCTGTACCAAGGCGCCCGGGCCGATGACCCGCTGCTGTTGGCCCGGCTTCGGGGGCGTGCTTCCGATCTCCGCCAGAATAGGCACGCACGCCAAGTGCATGATGTGCCGCCGATCGGTGAGCAACCGATAGTGCGAGATGTTCAGCTCGGCCAAGTCGTACAGCGGCGGACGCGTGTCCAGCCATGCGCCGTTCGTGGTGGGCCCGAACTTGCCCACGCCGAAGGGGATGCGCGGATTGGTGAGCACTCCCTCCTCGAAGATCGTGTACGCCTTGCCCGCTTCCTGACGCCACACCTGCCACAGCACCGGGGCCCCGGGGGCATCCTTGCGGAAGACGCGGAACTGGGGAATGGTCTTCTGGCCGAAGGCCCCGTCGGGCACCACGACCGGCTCATCCAGCACGAGCAAGGTCAGGCCCAACTGGCCATCGTCCATCGGCCCCACGCGCCAGTTGACGATCTGTTCGGCCGTGTACATCACCCAATAGGGGCGCACGCCGAGCGCGCGCTCCTGCGCCAAGGTGAGGTTCGGGCGCGCGGGCGGCATGTCGGTCAGGAGCCCCACATAGCCCGTGATCAAGCCCTCCAGCAACAGGCGCCGGGCAAACACGTCGCCATGCGTGCCCTTGAGGTCGATGTTCTCCCAGTCCGCCCGGGTCTGCGGGCCGACATCGGCGCCCAGCTCGGGGTTGTTCTGGAAGGCGAGGCCGGTCAATGCGTCCAGCGCCCGGGCAAACGCATTGTAGACCACCGCGTACTTCAGCCGGAGGTCGTAATCGGCCGGCTCCTCGGCCTCGTGCCGAGGCAGGTAGGTCTCGCGCTTGGCGCGCACGGTGGCCGTGCCCGCCACGAAGTCACGACACACCTGCCACAGGGCCCGCATGACCGCGTACTGCGGATGCTTGTAGTCGGGCGAGTCGTTCGCCAGTTGCGGGGTAGTCATCGGGGCACCACGGTCATGAAGAAGGGCCACACGTAGAAGCGCCCGGGCCAGCCGAGCCGCACCGTGCCCGCGTTGCACAGGCCAACGAACGCGCGCTGTTGCTCCTCGCTCAGGTGCTGGAAGTAGAACTTCGAGAATCCAGTCTCGACGGGTCTCGGTCCCTCCTCCGGGTCAGTTCCTCGATCCTGGATGTACGCTTTGTACGACTTGTCCGTCGGGTCAATGACGGCGCCCTTCCGCACGAGCAACATGAAAGCGTCGCCGGAAATGGATCCGCAGAAAGAGCAGGTGCGTCCGTCGATCCACGTATCCTCCCCGTCGGGGAGCGGCGAGTTGGGCGGGAGTTCCGCGCGGCGCGGGCACAGATGAGTGGTCATAGGGTCACGAACTCCGGTAGGATTTCACGGTCCAGGATCGCGTGAGGAGGTTGAACTCCTGCCACAGCACGTACCCCAGCGCATCCGGCAAGTGATCCAGACCGCTGTCCTTGTTCACGACGTTGGTGCCTTCCTTGTACGTCAGACCATCCAGCGCCCGGCCCAGCAGGGCGCCGCCCGTGGGATGAATGCGCACGCGGCGACGCCCGTCCGTGCTGCCCAGATTGGACTGGGTGTTGTTGACCCGGTCGCCCACCAGTGGGGCCTTGAACGGCGCATCCACAAAGTGGCCGAACGACTCCAGGATCGTGAAGTCCGTCGTGTCGCGCTGGGCACTGGTGCGCCGACTGCGCCCGCTGGGGTCCGGGCACACGTGGACCACGCGCCGGTCCCCGGCATACTGCCGCAGATACTGCGCCATCTCCTCCGTGTTGCTGGTGGGGAGCTCCAGGGCCTGGAACACATGGTACTCGTCGGCCCGCATGACGCCTAACGTGGCGCTCATGGGATGCACGTTGAAGTCCATGCCGACCAGCAAGGGCAAGTCCGGATCATCGCACACGCTCGCATCCAAGTTGCCCTCGGGATACGGTGCCCGGCTGTAGCGATCGTACACGCGCCCCGACAGCGTCTCGAAGCTGGCCTCGTACTCTTGCCGAAACGTGCGCGGGTCCAGCGTCGCCCGGGCCTCGGCGATGTCGTCGGCGCTGATGAGGCCCGCGTCCAGCGACGTGACCGTGTGGGCGCTCCACTGCGGATAGTCCGGGTTCAAGGCCCGGAGCCACAGGTCGTAGCCCCAGTTGTAGCCCTTGGGCGTGCTGGTGAAGATGGCCCGCCCGCCCGTGGCCGACAGGGACGGCCGAATGGCCTCGTACCAGATGTCCTTCTCCATCTGCACGAACTCGTCCAGCACCACCAAGTGTCGGCCCACGCCCTTGGCCCGGTCGGGCACGTCGGCGCTCCGGAGCCGGAGGATGCTGTTGTTGCGCGTGGTGATCTGGAGCCGGGACTCGTTGATCTTGAGAATGTAGCCCTCGCTCAAGGTCTGCTTGAGCGGATCCCACATCAGGTCCTGGGCCATGTCGCGTGTCGGCGCGAAGTACTCCACCAGCTGCCGAGGCCGAGCGAGGGCTGCCGTAATCATCTCCGTGCGCACTTCGTGCGACTTGCCGCTTTGCCGTCCCGCAATGATGACCTTGAAGCGCGCCGGATCCCGGTAGACGCGCGTCTGCCATGGACTCAGCGTGACAACGGTCACTGGCCGTCATCGTCCGATTCAAACTCCAAGGCGGGCAACTCGCGCTCCTCCGCCGCCCGGGCCTCGGCCTGACTGGCCGGAATGGGAATGACGTTCTCCACCACCTGCACCGGGGCCAACGTGGCGTTGTCACCATCGGCGTTCAACAGGGCCACGCTCTGCATGCCGCCCACCTTGTGTAGCACCTCAATCGCCTTCAGCACGTCGCGGGCCTTGGACTTCGGGTTCTTGGCGATCTTCTTCGCCAGCGCCAGGATCTCGTTCAAGTCGGCCCGGGCCTTCATCCGCAGCGCCTGCGGCTTGGGGCCGGTGACGCCCGGATGACTGCCGCCAATCTTCAGGCGTCCGTTCTTGGCTCGACGCCACGAGTTGCCGTTGGCATCGGTCCAGCGGCTCCCGTTAGGCAGCGTGCGCCACTCGCCTTCGAACACGCCCGGCATGGTGCGCGGTGTGTCGTCCGCCATCGGCGGCGCGTCCCGCGTGGACGGCGGGTCGGGATCGAGCACGCGATCGTCAGTGAGGTCGGACATGGCCGCTAACCTAGTGGCGACGCAGGCGTTAGGCTAGTCCAGGCGCGTCGCAGCCACGGCGTGAGCCCGGCGCCCGGCCACACGCGCCCCGGCACGGGCCAGTGATGGGTGAGCAACGGACTCGTGAACGGGAGCCGCTGCTGCACGAGCTCCACCCACTCCAGCCCCCACGACGCCGGATCCAGCGTGTAGAGGCCCACGCCCTCCACGTGGACCGTGGCCACCGCCCGGGCCCCGGCATGGGCCCAGCGCCACAGCCACGCGGGTTGCCCCGGGCGCCAGTCAATGCGGAACTCGGGGCTGCGGGCCAGCGGCGCTGTGACTTTGAGCTCGGTGAAGCCGGTGACCCCGTCCCACGTCCACACCACGTCGGGCACCGCCAGCGCCAGCCGGTCGGTCAGACGTTGGGCCACCACGTGCCCGGGCAGGTGGGTGCGCAGCCGGGCCCAGAAGCGATCTTCACCCATATAAACGCGCGCTCGGGCGTACGTACGCGCGTCGAAGACGCGGAGATGTTCTTCCGAAATCCTTCGCCCGCGTGGGGAGTGCGCGCGCGCGCATATACGCGCGTACGCGCGCGAGGAGTTTGCGCATCACCACTTCCTCCGCGATCGGGAGCGGGAGCGGACGACAGCCGCGACCGCGAACCGGGAAAGGGAGCGCAGCGACTGCTCCAGGGCCACGGCCAGTTCATCAAACGCCCGGGCGAGTTGCCGCGCCGACCAGTCCAGCCGTTCAACCTCACGAAAGTCCATTTGCGGCTCCGTAAAATGGGGGTGGGCCCGGCCCCTGACCGGGCCCACGATAACTCCGCTGCGGACCGGCTAGCCATCAAAGAATCGTCCCGTGGCGACGTAGGCCAGCCCCAGCACGATCAAGAACGGCAAGCTGAACGGCCACATGACCGCCGCCACGGCGATGAGGACCCGGTCGGTGAAGCCCAGCGGCCCGCCGTAGTGCGCCGTGAGCAGGCGGGCCCCGGCGGCGAACACCAGCACGCCGCCAAGGTAGACCAGCACGTTGGGGATCATCGTACCTCCTGTTCCACGTAGATGCGCAGCGTGAGGTGGTCGTCGTACTCGACCACCAGCCGGGCGCCTAACGCCTTGGCCATGCGCAGGGCGCCCACCGTGCGCGGATTGAGCACCGTGACCGTGTGCACTTCGCCCGGCACGCGCACCCACTCGCCGCCCGGCACGCGATGCACGGACAAGGACAAGGGGCGAGGGTCAATGGACGTCATGGGCCGTCTCCTCAGCAAGGGTGTCCACAATATCGGCGGCGGCGCGGAGCCTCGTCAGGTGCCCGACGACCGCACGCGCCCGGAGGACGAGCGTGTGCTGTCGTCGCAGGACAACCGCAATGGCCGTCAGATGCTCTTCCGCGCTGCCGTAATAGGCCGCCGAGCGCAGCGCGTCGGGGTCCCCGGCGTACTGCTCCGCCCACTGGGCCAATTCTTCGAGGGTCTTCGTCATTGTTTTCTCCATGAAGGTTAGAACGCCACACCCACCGCCGCAGCGGGCGCGTCGGCCGGAGCCCCGGGCACATGGGGCACGGCCCAAAGGGGCACGGCGGCGGCGCCGTTCAGGGGCTCGTGGTACAAGCGCGCCCCATGCCGCAGCAGGATGATGCGCAAGCGCTCCGCGCGCCCGAAGGGCACGCGCCGCGCATGCAGGAACTCCATCAGGCGATGCAGCACAAAGTGCGCCTCGCCCTGCTCCACGTACACGCCGCCCATGAGCACCTGTCGCTTCTCGGTGCACGTGGCGCTGTTGGCCAAGTACTCGCCCACATGCGCCCACGTGATGCCGTCGGGCGTGGCCGCATAGGGAATGGTCTGCACCTCGGCCGCACTCGCGAGCTCGTTGACCTTGGTGCGCCATGCCTTGGCGCCTAACGCTAAGGGCTGCAACCGGATCTGCGCCAAGCACGCCCGATTGAAGGCCGCCGGGTTCTGGAGCTCCTCCGTGGAGAGGCGCACCCGGTGCCCGTTGACGTTCAGGTACCACATGGTACTCTCCGCATCGACCAAGCCCGAGGCGTCGGGCTCGCTCTGCACACACACCAGCCCATCCAGCTCGGCCATGAGCTCGGCCTCTTCCTCGCCGCTGCCGCTGCCACGCACCCCAAACTTGCGTCGCACGCACACCTTGCGCGCACAGTGCGTGACGAGCGGCGCCTTGCCGCAGGCGTAGGTGTAGTCCTTCCGGCCGTAGGACTTGGCCAAGTGGCTGATCTCGGCCAAGGGCAGGTTCCCCATCACGGGGTTGGCCCGCACCAGCTCCTCCTCCCACTGGGCCCCATAGCGGCGCTTGGCATAGGTGGCCACGGCCTTCATGCCCTCGTTGCGCATGCCCTCGGGGAAGCCGCCTTGGGCCTCGTACGCCTGCAGGCAGGGCGGCCCATCGGCGAACAGGGTGCCGCGCTGCGGCAAGGTAGGCAGTGCGGACTGATCGGCCACGCGCATGCTCTCGGCGTAGTCGAGGAAGGCCGCCAGACTCAGCGCCCCCTCCTCCGGGTGCACGGCGTAGCGGGTGCTGGCGTCGCCGCCCATGTAGGGCAGATTAATCCAGCTGCCAATGTCGTTGGCATCGGCGCGCTGCGTCTGCTTGGGGAACAGTTCCGTCCCACTCGGCAACCCCAGCCACGCGCGCAGTTCCTCCAGCCACAGCAACGCAATCGCTGCGTCGGCCGGGGCCGCGAAGAACACGTAGAGGTGCGCGCCGCCCGACTTGCTGCGGCACACCACCACGGGCAACTCCGCCAGTTGCCGAGCCAGCACGGCGTGGTCCACGGTGCGATGATCGTAATCAATGGCCACAAAGGCGCACTGATCGCGCTCGTCCAGCATGATCACCCCCAGCCCCGCCGCCCCACTGAGATGCGCCGCGTACTGCGCCGGGCCTAACGGGGCCCGCACCGTTTCGGCCCGGCCCTTGACCTTGGCGCCGCCCGCGCTCGGCGGGGCCGCGTTGAAGCGCCCATAGGCCAGCCCATAGCCCCGGAACAAGTGCTGGAAGCGGTCTTCAACCGGCAGCATAGGACTCCGCCTCCGAGGCCACGAACAGCATGGCGTTCCGATGTCGCTCATCCTCTACGCGCAGGGCCAGCGCCTGCAACTGCTCGCCCAGCCGCACCACCTGCTCCCGCAGCACCGTCGGCTCGGCCACCACGGCGATGGCTGTACACTGGGCCTGAAACGCGTGGAGATCGTTGCGCAGGGCCGCGTTCTGGGCCCAGCGCACGGTCCACCATGCGGCCAAGCGCAGCCGCTCAATGGTCTTCAGCTCAGGGCGGGTCGTCATGGGCGCACCGCCGGGCGCCGGGGTACGCGGAAGTAGTGGGGCGCAATGGCGCTGTCCACCTGCACGCTGACCACGATGTCGCGTCCGCCCACAGCGAACAAGTCATACTGGGCCCAGTTCAGGGCGATGAGCGCCTCGTCCAGGGCCCGCGTGGCACTTTCCACCGTGCGCGCCGGGGCAGGCGAAGGATCCGTGGAGTCAGAACAACTGGCGAGGAGCATGCTCAGGAACAGGAGTCGTCGAGTCATGGAGAAGTCTCCGAAGAAGGAGGGTCAAATGCGCACGGATGGGTGCGCACGAAATGCGGTAGATAGTCTTGCACCCGGCGGGTGTACGCCGAGGATGTTTGCAGCAGGGTGAGGCCGGACGCCTGGATGAAGCACCAGATGCCGCCGCGCCGGAAGCGACACCCACACCCGGTCCGGTGCACGTGGATCAGGTCACCCTTCCGACGCGTCTCTCGCAACAGCACGTAGGTATTCATGCGGCCTCGCCCCACGTGGGGCCCCATGCCAAGTCCACCACGCTGGGCACCTCCAGCCGGAGACAGTCCTGCATGCACTCCGTAATCAGGGCCGCGTCCTCGGGCGGGGCGCTGCCGTCGATCTCGTCGTGCACCACGGCGCCTAACGCGACCCCGGACCGATGCAGCGCCACCATCGCCCGCTTGTTCTGGTCGGCGCTGCTGCCCTGGATCACGGCGTTCAGCGCCTTGTGCGGGCTGGCCCCGCGCTCGTGCACGGGCTGGAAGCGGCGCCGTCGACCCACGATGGTCCGCACCCAGCCACGTTCCCGGGCCACGCCTTGCGCCCGCTGGTAGAAGGCCGACACGAAGGGCAAGTGCGCATCGTACTGATCCAGCTGCGCCTGCGCCTCCGGGCCCGCGTACTCTCGCCCGTCGACCCGCACCACGGGCAGGCCCACACTGCGCGCGTACTTGCCGCCGCCCATGCCGTAGAACTTGCCCAGATTAATGTTCTTCGCGATCTTGCGCGGCAGCCCCGTGAGATCGGCCACGAACTGATGGAAGTCCGTGCGCGGGTCGCGCCGGTACGCCTCAGCCGCTTCTCCGGCGCGGCGCAGCTGCATGAGGCTGGCAAAGTGCACCAGCATGCGCGGCTCCTGCTGGTTGTAGTCGGCGGCAAACCACTGACAGCCGTCCTCCGGCAGGATCAGCCCCCGGATCAGGCGCGCGTCCTCCTCGCGCCGGGCGGGGAACTGCTGGGCGTTGGGGTTGCTACTGCTGAAGCGCCCGGTGACGGCGCCCCCGTCGTCGCTGCGCAGGGGATGGAATTCCGGGTACATGCGCCCGTTCTGCACATGGGCCAGGAACGCGCCCTCCACGAACCCACTGCGCAGCTTATTCACGCGGCGCAGCTGGAGCACGTCGTGGGCCACGCGCTCGTCCGCGTGGGCGGCGAGGAACTCCTTCGTGATGCTGACGGCGCCCGCCTCCGTGCGCCCGGGCACAATGCCCCGGGCCTTGAGCGCCCGGGCCACGCTCTCCACGTCCCACGGATCCACCGACTCGCCGCTCAGCTGCTTAATGCTATCACGCAGGTCGGCTTCCTCGGAGAGCAGCTGTTCGCGCAATTGCTCGGCCCGAGGCACGTCCACCCGCATGCCCCGGGCGCGCATGGCCAGCAGCACGGGCACCAAGTCCATTTCCAGCTGGTACACGTCCAGGAGGTCCTCGGCAGCGAGCCGGGGCAAGAAGCTCTGGGCCAAGTCGAACGTGAGCCGGGCATCCATCTCCGCGTACGGGCCCACGATGAACGGCGGCATGCGCCAGATGTTCTCCCCCGGCTTGCCGGTCATGCCCCAGCGCTTGGCGTACGTGTCGAGCAGGTCGACGCGCTTCTCCTGTCCGAGGTAGTCCTTGCCGAGGGCTTCCAGCGAATAGCTGTTGCGGTTCTCGTCCAGGAGGGCCGCCATCGCCTTCGTGTCGTGGATGGGGCACGGCACCGCTACATCCACCGTGCGCAGCCAGCCCAGATCGTACGTGGCATTCTGCATGACCACGCTATCCACGTGGCCGAGCTGGTCGCGCAGCCAACGCCACACCGCGCGCTCGTCCACGTTGCCGCCCGGCGCATGCCGCGTGGGGAAGTACCACGCGGCATCGGCCGTGGCCACGGCCACCCCGGTGGGATGTCCATTGCCCACGGGCCACCCCGGGCCTAACGCGGTGCGTAGCCCATCGTCCCGGGTCTCGAGGTCGAGGCTGATCATGCCATGCAGGCGGGGAAACTCCATGGGCGGGGCCCAGCCCGTGGAGTTGTTCATGGGGGAGTCGAACAAGTCCCCCTGGAGCAGGCTGTTATCCTGCCGTCCGCGTTTGCGCCCGGCCATGTGACTAGATCTCCTTCCAATAGAGGGTCGGGGTCACAATCGTCTCCTCGTTCATGAGCTTCACGTAGCACTGGCCCACGGGAGCGGCGATGTAGTCAAGGCGCAGGCCTTCCGTTCCGGGCCGGATCAGCATGCCGTTGGACGCGGTGAACGCTCCCACGGCACTGACGCGGACACGGACGCGGTCAGTCGGATTGTACGGCAACGCCCGAGTGGCCACGAACGCGTCGTGCGGGTCATCATTGCCGATGCGCGCCTCCCGGGCCACGCGCGTGGCCATGATGGTGCCGATGTCATGGCCTTGGCAGCTCAGGCACCAGCGGAGGCCCTCCGCCTGCTCGGTCACATGGGCAAACTCGCCGCAGCGTTCGCACCGCCATGCGGGGAAGCGCGTGGCCCGGACGAAGTCGTCCAGTTCGCGCACGACCTCCATGCCGATCAGCTCGGGCAGGGCCCACATGCCCGAGTTCATGCGCTCCCACACCGCGACCATGATGGGGGCGAACTCCGTGCGGGCCCCCGCGCGCACCTGCTCCGCCGCGAAGAACAGCACTTCCAGCGCGTCCAGCAGCTTGGCCCGGGCCGTGTCCTCCGGGTCGAGGTCCATGTACCGGGTCAGGTCCAGATGGGCTTCGACCACCTGTTCCATGCGACGCACCGCCGCGCCTAACGCGGGGTCGGCCCACCGGGCGGGCGCGGGCACATCCGCCACAAGGCCCTCGGCCAAGTCGTGGGTCAGGCACCAGCGCAGCAGCTTACTGCTGGTGTCCTCGCCCCAGAGAGCCACCGCCAGCAGGGCGGTGTGGAAGCTGTGCTCAGCCACGGTCTGGCGCGGAGCGTGGGGCACGGTGTGCCAGCGACGCACGGCGCCGCTCCGGCGGAGTTGGAGATAGCGAGTGAGGAAGGTCATGGGTGGGTGAGGGTCTTGAGGTAACGGCGCTCCAGCCAATTCAGGGCGGCAACGGACCAATCCGGGGCCGCGATGTTGTACGAGGTGCGCATGGCGAACGGCAAGTTCGGCGTCTTGGGTTCGCCGTCCAGCCAGTGGCTCTTGTAGTGCAGCCATGCCGTGAACATGGGCCACGCCACCGTAGCCATCCACGCCGTGTAAAAGCTCGGCGACAGGCACTCTGGCGCTTTCCGCGTGGCCACGGCTTCCATGCAGTCGAACAAGAGCTCGAGATCATCGTCGAGTTGATCCAACGTTTCCTCGGCGGCGAGCAACGGGCGCCACGCGCCGTTCGGGCGCTGGTCATACATCGTCGGCGTGTAGACCAGCGGCGCCGGGCGGTCGCTGCCGTACCAATGCCAGTCCGTGCTGACCTGCACCAAGCGCCCGGGCCGCAGCCCGGCCCCGGCGGCGAGGTACTCCAGCAGGAAGGCGAACTGCACGGCGTTGGCGCCGTACGCGCCCCAGAGGATGTCGTTACTGCGGTTGAACACCACGAGGTCCAGCTGGGCGCCGTCGGACGACAGCTTCAGCATGTCGTTGCACGGAATGTCCGCGCTGTCCGTGCCGAGGTCCAGCGCCGGGTGCCAAATCGACAGCACCACGCGCCGGTCCAGCGGGTTGCGCCGGAGCATGGTGATGGCTCGGTCGATCTGATCGACGCCAAAGCCGTAGCGCAAGCGCCAGCCGTAGGCTCCGTGGAAACGTTCGCCATCGTCGCTGTAGTTGGCCATGCGCTTGTTGAAGAAGGCGAGCGGACGCACGTCCTCGCGCCCGGCCAGGATCCAGAGCGACTCGAACAGATGGAAGAACGGGTTGGCATCGCGCGTCGAGTCGAACAGCACGCGCTCCATGGGATGGTGAAACGTGGTGACCACCGTGCCCGGGGCGCGGAACGCGGGGCCATTGCGGGTGGCGACGGCCACGCCAATGTCGCGGATCAAGTTGACTCCGGCCACATAGGCGTGGTTGACGTTGGTGATGCTGAGAGTGTGGGTCATGAGAGAGTGGGTTGGTAGCAGGGACAATGGGACTGAAACGAGTGCTTACGGCTGATCGCGCCGCCCGTTGCATCGAGGTCATTTCGGCCCCAGGAGCCGCCCCAGCGCATGGAGAGCGGCAGCGCGGGCACCTTGACCACGAACGTGCACTGTCCATCGCCGGACGGATGGAGCCTCCCGGTGCGCGTGCGCTGCCAATCCGCGAACCGGCAGCCAAGGCATGACTTCATACATCCTCCGTTGGGGTAAAGCGCGCACGCGGGGTACCCTGCCCCGTGCGCACGCGCTCGTACTTGTCGAACTCACACAGGTTGAACTCCACATCATGTGCGCTCAGCAGTAACCCCTCAGGCAGATGCGGGATCAGGGTCATGCGCCACTCCTGCATGTAGCGCCGCGCATCCTCCTGGGTGAATTGGCCCCGAAGCGGCTGCTCGAGCACGCGCATGATCCCGCGCATCGCGCCGGGGCCCGCGACCGCGAACGAGTCGGCATCGCGCCACAGTGGGAGGCCGGGCGTGTGCACAAGGTCTTGCTCAATCTCCTGCGCCATGAAGTGCCCAAATCCGGGCAAGCGGACGAGCTCCTGGTGCAGGTCCTCGAGATACCGGAACCGGCGCAGGCGCGCGGGCAACAACAGCCCGCTGTCGTACAGCGGGGTCAAGATGCCATGGACGACGACGTCGACCTTGCTGCCCGGACGCCCCCAGTTGGAGATGAGGTACGCTCCGGTAAAGACCTTGTGTCCGGCCTCGGCACGTTGTGCAAGGCGCCGGGCCACGACGTCCGGGCGCCATGACCGCTGATATCCCACCGTGTACCACGTCTCCGGGCGCCCCGTGAATCGAGCCAACGCCATGTTCAGTCCCAAGAGACGATGGCGCGCGTGCGGGATAGTCCAGGCGCGCAGAGCCCGCGTCGTGCGGTCCCATTCACGCTTGACATTGGTGAATTTCCAGTCACGGAGGATCGGATCCTCGGTCCAGGGTGGCGGCTCCCCCTTCAAGCGGCGCTGGTGGATGGCGTATCGCTCCGAGATGTACGCCCCGAACTCGCGAAGCCTAGACATCGAGCAACTCCGGCAAGGTGTCGCTATCCCGAGGAAGGGTCAGCGCCCGGGCGGTCTGTCCGGCGTTGCTGGCCGCCGAGTCGTTCACCACGACGCGCGGTCCGCGCGGCAGTCCCATGAGCAACATGTCGAACGGGATGCGGTGACGTGCGATCTGGGCCAGGAGCTCCGCGCGCTCGGACTCCGCCCGGGCCGTAGTCAGTACGATCATCCAGCCCTTGGGGAGCCCCTGCAGCGCGCTGATATTGCGAGCGAGCGGGGTGGCCGACGCCCGGGTGGCCGCTCCGGTGTAGGAGAGCAGGACACCGTCAATGTCGCAGAACAGGGTGCCATGCGCCGCGTAGCACGCACGCCACTCCGTCAGGGTGCCATAATCCTCGTACTTCTGGACCAGATGATACCGTACCGGGAGGCCCGTGCCCATCAACAACCGGAGCAGGTGCGAGACGTACAAGTCCTCCTCGGTCGAGCGACGCAGCATCGCCGCCGACGCGAGGAACTCTTCTCCAGAGGAGAAGCCGTAGGCTCCCACCCCGAAGAGGGGGCTCACCACGCGCTTCTCTACCAATCCCCCGGCAACCCCGGGCACTGGGCCCGGGAGCACGAAGCACTTGTTGGCGAGAGCCACGGTTGGGTACCGGGCCGCATCCGCGACCGCGATCGAGCATCCCGGGCTCGCCGGATACTCGGGCATGGCGAATTGGCTGTCGCCGTCCCGGCACAGGATGGGCTCGTGCGCTAGCTCGTGGAACGTGAGCATGCGGGTGAGCGTGTCCACTTGATCCCGCGTGGCGCCGATCGCCGCGTCCACCACATAGGACACGTTGCCCGGCAACGGGAACTTTTGCAGCACGTCCTCGACCCACCCGCTGCGGTCGTTTGGCACCCCGAGCACCACATGGGTGACCTGCGCCGGCAAATGCTCCAAAGCCACGCGGAACATGGGCATGCCATGCAACGGGGAGCGATTCGAGGCCGGGTGCGTGAGCGTCCACTTGGGCGGAAGGTCGGGGAACCGGGTGCTGCGCCCCAGCAGGGGCATGAGGAGTGTCGTCATGGGAAGAGTCGGAGAATCTCGTGTGAGAGAAAGTCTTCGTGGGTGGGGTTGTACGGGAACAGACGAAGTGTGTAGTGGTACTGGAGCACCCGGGCCACGCGCCGTTCATCCGGGGACAACTGGGCCAGCAGTTGCTCGTGTAGCTGGTCGCACAGGACTTCCGTCGTGGGGGAAGGGACCTCCCCCTGCAGGCGGAACGTCCAGCGGAGCGCGCAGTCCATCAACAGCTTGGCCGCATCGATCAGGGGCGTCTCCCATGGGGCATCCGTGTAGTCGATCAGTTGATGCGGCGTGGCTCCCGGATCCAGCGACCACAGCACATTGCCCCACGTGAGGTCCCCGTGATAGGCGGGGCCGGACGGGATGAGCGCACCCCACACGTCATGCTCGCGGGCCCACAGCGTGAAGCGTGCCACCCCGGGGATGGACGGACGATCCTGCAGCTGTTCCACAAGGGAACGGCTCCACCCCGGGGACAACACGCCTAACGGCGCTGCACGAAGATTCCCGGACATCAGCCGCAACAACAGGCGAGACGCCTCCTGCAGCTGTTCCGCGCCCGCGTACTGCACGAACTGGGTCGCATGGAGGTGCTCCCGATAGAAGGGCATCTGAAACGAGAACACGTGTGGACGCTCGTCCTGGATGGCGGTCACAGGGGTGACCGCCATCCCGGGAGGGAGCACGTGAGACGAGAGAGCCGCCTGCTGCCGGGCGCACTGTACTGCCAAGCGCGCCGACCCACGCGCGCCCCCCATGCGCTTCCACAGCATGCCATTCTCCACCTCGAAGAGCGCCCCGCTCCGCCCCGGGATGATCATGGGAAGCTCCGGTACGAGAAGAACAACTCACTCGCATCCGGAGCGTCCCCTCCGGCGTACGCCCGGCGCCACTGCACCACGACCTCTTTCCGAGGGATGGACGACGAGTACGCCTTCTCCACCACCCGGACCAACCCCGGCCAGAGCACGGCCAGCTGCTCCGCAGCCTCGTTCGAGGATTGCATGGTCCGTTCGTCCGAGCACCCGCCCTCCGCCCCGAAGGGCCCCGGGTCAGCCACCACGTCGTGCAGCACCACGTTCGGCGCCCCGGCGCGGAGCAAGGTCAGGGTGTCGTGGAAGTCCTCGCGGCACGACACCGCCCGGAAGTCCACCCCGGCGGCCAGTGCGCCCCGGGGCCGCAGCGCGAACGCATGCATCGCCCGCGTCACCACTTCTACCGCCTGCTTGGTGTTGTTGCCCTGTCGACTGCCCAATCCGCCGTGAATCACGCGCTGCTCGTGATCGAGCAGATGCTCCAGCCAGCGGAGCGCCCGATCGATCCGGGCCTCCGTGGCGAAGCCTCGTCGGAGGCTAGAGGCCTCCGGCTGGTGCGGATGTTCCCGGGCATGGAACTCCAGGTCGTCGTCCATCATCAGGAACGACTCCTCCCCGAGCGCGGCGGCATGCTCCAGCATCCACTGGCGTTTGTGCGAGATGGTCCGCACGTCCTCCGGCTGTGCCAACAGCGCGGACTCCGGGACGCGGTCCCAATGCGCGAGCTGTGGGAGCTCTCGCGCCGGGCAGACGACGACCGTCTTCTCTCTCCAGGCCGGAGGGAGCGCCCGCCACGTACGCTGGCGCCCCACCCGTCCTGCGGTCGGAATGAAGATGCGCATGTCTACTTCTTGGCGCCGCTCACGCGGATGAAGCCCATCTTCTCGTCCCAGCGGATGTCCGCCAGCCAGCCGCCCTTGTCGAGGAACTGCTGCACGGTCTGCCCCGTGCGGTAGAACGCAAAGCGCGTGTGCGCAGCGCTGCCCGGGCGCTTCGGATTCTCCTTGGCGACGAGCGTGATGGTGCTCTCCGGGGTGAACTTGGACCGGCGCCCGGGGCGCCCCGAGGCGGTGTTCTTCTTGGAGGTCGTGGCGCGCTTGGTCTTGGTGGTCTTGGTCTTCATGGGAGAAGTCTCAGTCGGTTCGGGGGAAGAAGGAACTGCGGGAACATCAGGAAGATCGAGGTCCAGCCAGCCGCGCAGCGCGGCGTACGTCTGGACTGCGCCCTTGGCGCGGGTGTTGAATGACTTGATGGCCTTGCCCGTGGCACGGTTGTACGCGGCCAGGAGAACGGTCATCGGCATGCGCATCAGGTCATCCGGCATGGTGATGAGCCACACCACCCGGCCTTCCGGCGGGTCGTACGGGGTGCGGTGCAGCTGGACATCCGTGGGGTGATCTGCGTTCACATACGTGATCACCGCGTGCGAGGGCTTCGTGAGGGTCGTCATGAGTAGATGAAGAGAGTGAAAGAACACTTTCGTGGGACGAAGAAATTGCCGGTGCACCGGCCAGACCGCTGCCTTCCGGGCCCGATTCCGGCGGATCAAGGCCCGGGCCCGAGCCGCCGCCACGGCCAACGGCCAGCGCCCGGGCAGCGGGATACCATCGGCGACTATCTCATACAAGATCACCTCCTTGGGGTTAGATGCCTACGCCTAACGCGGGCCACCCGGGCCAGACCCGGGGACCGCGTGAACGAACTAACGTCAACGTGCGAGCGGCCCGCGTCGCGCCCACATACCACACGCGGGCCTCCGCGTCGCCCGCCATCCAGGCACCATTGTAGGTGCGGGCACTCACATCCGTCAAGAGCACTACATGATCGGCCTGTCCGCCCTTGGCGCCGTGAATGGTGCTGATGCGCACGCGTCCGGGGCCTCGGAGTGATTCTCCCTTACGCCGGAGAGCCCGGACATAGGCCACGTCATCGCCATCCAGGCGCACCAGCGCCGTGTACCACTCGGGACGCCCCTCAAAGGGCCACCGGATGGCGTGCCAGCGCACCGGGGCATTGGTGCCCGGCACCACCTGCCATTCCGCCCCCGGCACCAGCAAGCGCACGGCGTCAGCCACGTCCGGGGCCACGCCCTCGCCCCGGCGCAGACGCTCGTACGCCACAGCCGCGCGCACCGCCGCCGTGTCGGTAGACCAGCGCCCCTGATGGTGGTAGACAACGCCTTGGGCCCGAGCCACGGACACCAGCTCCCGCAGCTGGTGATTGTGCCGAGCCAGCAGTAGCACCGTGCCGTCGCCTAACGTGACGTGGTCCAGCGTAGGCACGGTGTGCACCCGCCCCTCGTGCGCGGCGGGATGGTACGCCTTGGCCACGCGGGACTTGATCTGTGTGGCCACGGCTTCGGCCACACGGTGGATGGGCGCGGCCAGCCGGTGCGACTGGGTCAGCACCTGACGCTGCCCCTCGACACCCCGGAACCGGGCACTATGCGCCCCGGCAAAGTCGTAGATGGCCTGATCGTCGTCCCCGGCGACCACCACGCGCGTGGCGTTCCGGGCCAAGCGCACGGCGAACTGCCATTGCGCGTCGCTCAGGTCTTGCGCCTCGTCCAAGATCACCAGATCCACGGGCGGAGCCACATGGCACTCGTCCAACATGTCGGCGAAGTCCAGCCGGTGCCGGGCGCGCTTGACTTCGCCTAACGCGTCCACGAAGGTCTGGACTTGCGTGAGATGCACGTTGCCCGTCCCGACCGCCCGCCACGCATCCGCCAACGTCCCGCCCCGGGCCCGGTGCCACGCATAGATGGCCGCGCACTCGTCGCCCCGTTGTTGGCCCGGATGGCCCGCACCCCGGGCCCACTGGCCGCTCAGGCCAAGACCCAAGCTGTTGGCCACGTCCTTGTAATCGTCGTCACTCAGCACATCACTGCGGCGCAGCCCCAACAAGCGGAAGGCCAGCGCGTGCAGCGTGCGGAAGTAGGGGAGGGCCTCGTCCTCCAGCCCAAAGCGATCGGCCGCGCGCTCCCGGGCCTCCCGCGCGGCTTGCCGCGTGTAGCTGCTGAACACAAGGCGCCCCGGGTCGCCGCCCTCGTCCAAGAACGTGTCCACCATGTCCAGCAGGGCCGTGGTCTTCCCCGTGCCGGGCGGGCCAAACAGCACGCGCACGTCCTTCATCGGACGATCGTGAGCCGCTGTGACGCCCGGGTAAGGGCCGTGTACAGCCACGCGGGGCTCACCTTGCCCTGCACCCACACCAGCACATGATCCCACTCACTGCCCTGTGCCTTGTGCACCGTCAGCGCGTAGCCATAGGTGGCGGGCACGGACTCGCGGTGCATCTTCGCAGGATCCTCTTGCAGCTGGAGACTGATGTTCTCGGCCGGGCCCTCGTCCGACAGCACGTCCGTGTAGTACGTGTTCGGGAACATGCTGTCCTCCGTGCAAGCCACCACGCGCGCCGTGGTGCCGTTGTAGAGTCCTTCGTTGTAGCTGTTGCGGAGCACCACAATACGATCGCCCGGGCACAGGGTCTCGGTCAGGCCCAGCCGGGCTCGGAACCGGGTGTTGACGTTGCGCCGGGCCTCGTTCGTCGACACCAGCACCTGATCCGGCGTGCGGAACACGTCCCAGTTGGCCTCGCCTAACGGGACTTCCCGATAGTCGTCCCCGTCGCTGCGCCCCGGCAGGCGCCCATGCTGTCGCACATAGGTGGCGGCGCGCAAGACGGCGCTGTCCAGCGAGTGGCGGTGGATCTCTTCCAAGTGGAAGTCCGGGCGCCGGTCCAGCAAGGGCGACTTCGCCATGACGGGCGGCAACTGCGCCGGGTCTCCGAGGCACAGCACCTTGGGCACAGTGCGCAGCAGATCGAGCAGCACCTTCTCGCTGACCATGCTGGCCTCGTCCACCACCACGAGGTCCGCGCTGCGCAGCCATGTGGCTTCGTTATACTCCCAGTGCGGCTGCTTCAGCCGCTCCATCTCGTCGGCCAGCTTGCGTTGGATCTCCGCCCGTTCCAGGGGGCCCGCCGCACGCTGGAGCATGTTGGTCAGCTGCTGCAACGCGGTGCTGCTGCGCTGCTTTGGGGTGTACAGCACCCGATGAATGGTGCTGGCCCCGTCGGCCCCCTTGCGCCGGAGCACGGCGGCGGCCTTGCCCGTCGGCGCGAGGAAGGCCACGATGCCGCCTTCCGCCGCGTAGCGGGCTACCGTGCTCTTGCCCGTGCCCGCGTACCCCGTCATCCAGAACAAGGGGTCATCGGCCCGGTGGCGCCACGCCTGCACGGCTTGCACAGCTTGCTCCTGCGCGCGGGTCAGGCGCACCGTCGTCGTCGGGTCCTGCGTCGTCGTGGTCATCGTCGTGTGCGAGAGAGAATGTCCTTTACCCGTTGCTGGAGCTCGGCGACGGACCGAATCACGGCCAGTTCCTGCACCTTCCGTCGCACCGCTGCGGCCACGTAGGCCGCGATGAGGCGGCTGACCTCTGCGTGCTGGTCAGCCACCACATGCGTCTTCACCCACGTCTGCAGTTCCGCCCGCGCAGCGGCGAACTCAGAAGGGGACTTTGGCTCCATCGCCCTCGGCTCCGGTGGGCTCCTGGTCCTCGTGCTTGACCTGCACCGCGCCCGTTGCCACAAGGCCCGCGTACGCCTTGGCCGCCTCGTAGATCTCGGCGCCGTTCGGCAGCTGCAGCGTGTTGATGTGCGCCTCCACGTGCAGCGCCGACCAACTGCCCTGATCGTTGCTCTCGATGACGGTGGTCAGCCGGTAGCACTTCCCGAACCCCGGAATGCCGCGCATCTTGTACTGACTGATGAGCGCGTTCCACTTCTTGGCGTGCTTGAGCTGCGTGCCCGACAGCGACAGCGCTGCCTGCTGGTACTCGCCCGTCTCCGGATTGACCACGAGCACGAAGTACAGGGCCGCCCGGGTGATCTGGGTGCCGCGCTCGGTGATGTCGCGGTTCTTGTCGTCCCGGGTGCAGCGCTCCAGCTCGCTGCCGTCCACGCCCCAGTCCTTGACGAAGCCCTTGCCCTGCTTGCTGTTCCGGGGCCACCACTCGGTGAAGCTGCGCGTGAACGCCACCGGCACCACCACAGCGCCCACCGGGTTCTTCCACATCTCGCCGGTCACGGTGTGGTACAGATCGCCCGGTTCCAACCCGGCGATGTACGAGGGCTCGTGCTTCTTGGTCTGCGGCGTCAGGTCCTGTGCGATGCGCAGGAACGGGACCGCAAGATCCTCCTTCTCGAAGGCCATGCCGTCGCTCGCGGCGTCGGCCAGCATACGGCGTCGATCCTCGTCGGACATGACGTCCGTACTCGGGGCAGCGGACGGCGCCGCTGCCGTGGCGGGAAGGTTGGTCTTTGCCATACGGGGTAACTCTCCTGTGAATGTGGGATGTCGGGCGCGAATTGGTCCGGGGGCGCCCGGGCCCCGGAAGCGTCAGGACACGAGGCCGTTCTTCGGCGGGGTGATCCCTCGATGCGCGCGAAGGTGCAGCAGGCCTACGACGCCCGCCACGTTGGTAAACAAGTCGCCCACGGCACCCAAGTCCGTCGTCAGTGCATGAGCTTGCTCGCAGGGCAGCTCCGCTGCCCACGTGGCCAAGTCCCATGGCACGTCTGGGACCGGAGGCGCGGTCGGCAGCTCACCCGTCTGGACCGTGCGCAACAGCGCGGCCACGGGCGCTGGGAGATGCGGCCCAAGGGCCTCGTTAATCAGGCGGAGGAACAACGCCCGCTGTTCCATGCCCTCCGGGACGGCGTCGGTCATACGGCCTCCTTCTTGGGGGCCTTGAACGTGGCCCGGCGCCCGATGAACACGCCCAGCCACTCCATGGGCAAGTTGGGCAAGGCTTCCTGGCCCGACTGCGTCCGCTCGGCGTCCTGCTCCAGATACTCCCGCACCCATGCGGCCAGCGTCTGGGCGTGGACGCCCTCCGTGGCTTCCACGCTGTAGCCTAACGGGCGCAGCTGCTCCAACAGCGCGGGCACGAGCCCACGATCCTTACGCGGCACCGTGATGGACACCTCGGTCTTGATCAGCCCTGCGTGGCCGTGGTCCGTCAGCCACCGCAAGGCGTCGGGCCGGTACTTGGCCGGAATACTGGCGGCCACCACGGGCTTCACCGACAGCACGGTGCCATCGTCCAACGTGAGGCTCGTGATGCCCGCTTCGTCCATGGCATCGGGGATTTCGCTTTCTTCCAGCTGCCGGGCCTGCTCGCCTAACGCCTTGGCCTGCAGTTCCAGCGCCTCCATCTGGGCCCGCAGCTCCCGCGCACGTTGCGCAAGGCGGACCGGTTCTCGCGTGATGGACATCGTCGTCTCAGTCGTCGTTGTAGAGTGTGACCCGGAGCGGGGTGTAGCGCGCGCCCTCGTCGGTGCGGCTGCCGTCCGGGGCAATGCCACGATCGTACCGGAGCCATGTCACGGCGTCAATGCCGCGACGCTCCAGCGCCACTCCGGCCAGCATGGCCGCAATGGTGTCGCCTCCGGCCCACGCCAAGAAGTCATGGTCCGGGTTGAACGCCTCCAGCCGGTCCTCAATCAGCTGAAGGGCGAGGGTGGGGTTGCTGATGGGGCGCGGGTCGGCGCTGCTGAGCAGCATCACAATGGCCCCATGCTCGTAGAGCGGCGTGATGTTGGGCAAACTACCGCCAGCCGCCTTGGCCTTCTTGACACTGGGCTCGGAAATCAGGAATACGCGCGGAGGAGTCATCGTGTGAGCGTCTCGGGTACATGCACCACAAACCAGCCACGGGCCGGGCGGGTAATATGCGCGCCCCGGCCCTCCGGATAAAGGGCCCGGCGGATCGCCGGCAATTTCTGACGCGGGGCATAGACCACAATGGCCCCGTCCTTGGCCACGCGCACATCGTACCCAGCCAGCGCGAAGCGTCCCACAATCAGGGCCCGATCGGCGTCGGTCATGATATAAACGCGCGGCGCGGGCGCCCTCCCCACGCGGGCGAAGCTCCCACGCGGACGACGATCCCGATCTTCGGCGCGCGTATGTACGCCCGGGCGCGTTTATTGGGGGCCACGGAACGTCTCCTCGGTGCGCATGGCCCGCTCCATGGCTTCCAGCACGTCGCGCTGCACTTGCCGGGCCCGCCAACGCCACTGACACCACTCCACCACCCACAACGCCAGATGCATGAGGGCGGCGAGGAGCGCCGCACCTAACGCGATGAGCAAGTAACGAGTCATGAGGTCTTCACCGGAAGAGGGACAAGGGTCAGCGTGGTCTTGGCCCGAGTGGCCGCCACGTACATCAGGTTCTGCTCCTGCGTCAGTTGCCATTCCTGCCGTGCGTACTTGCTGGGCTGGAGTTGCTCCTTGCCCAGCCACCATACGCGACCCCACTCACGGCCCTTGCTGCGGTGGATGGTGCACAGCACCGGACGATGCTGCGGCCCGGTCGTGTCGGCGAACAACTGGTCCAGTGCCGTGAGCACCTCGTTCACCGTGGCCCGCCCCTCCATGACGACCAGCAGGGTCTCCACCTTGTCCGCCAAGGCAGCGGCCTTGAGCTCCTCGCCCTTGGCCATGAAGCGCGCCGTTTCCCGCTCGAGGTAGGCCACCAGCCGCTTCTCCAGCGCAGGCACCGTGCGCACCTTCCACTTGCCGACCAGCGCCTTCAGCCCTCGCCCGATGTCCCGCCCCTCCACGTAGCACCCCACCCCGGCGCGAATAGCCTGATAGGCCAGCGCCACCAAGGGCTTCATCGTGCGGCACAGCACCGCGTCCTGCGCACCTAACGCGGGAATGAGCTTCTCGTACGGCAACTCGTCCACCGTACCCTCCGGGTTGTCGGGGCCCGGCTCAAAGTCCGGCACCCATGTCTGCGCCAGTCGGACCACCGCCTTGGCGCACCGATATGTGCGCGTCAGCGGGAAACGCTGAGTGTTGAACTGCCGCTCGATCAGCTCCAGCGCGTCGCTGTCCGCGCCGGTGAACCCGTAGATGCCCTGATACGGGTCGCCCACAGCCACCAAGCGCCCACCCGGGCGGAGGATCTTCTTGGCCAGTGCGCGCCGCGCCGGGTTGGTGTCCTGGGCCTCGTCGATCAAGACCCAATCGTACTGCCACATGCGGGCATTGTGGATGAGCGGGGCATACAGCTGGTCGTCGAAGTCGATGCGCGTCTGGTCGGTAGCGACGCTCAGGCGCAACAGGTTGATGGCCTTCGTGACCAGCTCGTCTACATCGTACTGCTGATGCTCCGGCAGGAGGTCTTCCAGATCATGATGCTGCACCAGCCGGTACCATGCGCTCCGGTCCTCCAGCGGGCACAGGAAGCCGATGGCGTGTTGCTTGGCAAAGGACACCAGCTTCAACGTGAACTGGGCCGTGATGGGGTCGTACCCCAGCCCGGCGGCTAGATCGGGCATCTTGTTGCCGTCCACTACGGCGCCCGGGGCCATCTTGCGCCATGCGCGATAGCCTAACGCGTGAAACGTGGCCGCGTCGACCTTGGCCCGACCGGCGACCCGTGTGCGGATCTCGTCGGCGATAGCCTTGTTGAAGGCCACAAACGCCACCGTGCCGCCCATGAGGTGCGCGGCCTGCACCAGCGTGGTGGTCTTGCCGGTGCCCGCCCGGGCGTCCACCCGGGCGTTGCCCGTGCCGTGCGTGATCCAGTCGAAGAGCGCCTGCTGCTGGGCACTGGGGATGAAGTGGGTTGTCATCGGGAGTTCCTCCGTTGCTTCTTCAGGTCGATCTCGGCGCGCACCGCCTGCAGGTACAGGCGGGCATAGGCGAGTGGGCCGTACATCGTGCGACGGCCCTTCTCGCGCAGGTACAGGCCTTCCGGGGCCAGGATGACGATGTAGCCGTTGCGGGGCTCCTCACGCACGACCGGCTTCAGCAGCTTAGTGGCCATCGAGCGTCCCTCGAAATGCCGTCTCGATGTCGGCGTCCAGCGCGTGCTCGATCTCCAGCGACGCCCGGGCGTCCAGCGCGTGCTCGGCCGCCTGCTTCAGGGCAAGGGCGAAGGCCAGCGCTTCGTCCGGCGACGCGCTGCCAAGCGCGCTCCAGTTGACGGTCACTTCCGGCATCCCCGACCACGACTCACACCGTGCCGTGACGCGGATGCGCTCGCGAAGCTCTGGACCCGTGCTGAACGGGTCGTAGATCTGCCGGAAGTAGCCCGTCTCGGCCTCGCGATCGGTCTGGCAGCGCGTCGTGTAACCCCCGCTGGTGGCGACACGACGCGCCACATACTCGGCACGGAGGCGAGCCTTGCGGGCTGCTTCCGCGTTGGCGAGCTCATCGGCCTCCTTGGCCAGGACCGCTGCGCGCTCCGCCCGGAGGCGGTCCAGCGTGGCGATCGGAAGATCCTCGATGCGGGCGGCGTGCGAGCGTGGCACCGTGATCAGCGTGGGTTCGCACCAGAGGACCAGCACCACCTGCTTGATGTCGGGCTTGTCCGTGGGGACGAGCTTCTGCGTCCGGACGTGACCTTCCCGGCCGATGTGGCGTCCTTCCGTGACAATGACGAGATCGTTCTTCTTGGGAGCTGTGGGCTTGCGACGCATGGGGTCATTCCTCCGTGAGGGTGTATTTGAGTGGGGGCTCAGTAAACTCCTGAACGCCCCGCAGGGGCGTCCGGGCCCGATAAGGTAGCCCCTACCCTTACCGGGCCCTCAATAAATCCGTGGCGTGGCGGCTAGCCACCAAGGAAATCGTTCACGGCGTCCAGCTGCCGCTCCAGCCATGCGCTTTGCGCCGGGGTGAGGTCCCGGTAGCCGTGGCGCCCGGTGTCGATCTCGCCCGTGTCCAGCGCGCACCAGTAGGTCGCCTGACCGGCGACGGGGCCCGTCACGTACACCATCGCCGGGGTTCCGGCGCCCGGGTCGTCGGGGATGACCTCGTCGGTGTCCAGCTCGATGCGGATGCCGGGGCCCTGCAGGGTCTTCTTCATAACGTTAGTTCTCCGTAGTCGTCGTTGGGGTGTCGTCCCACCACTGGCACTTCCCATCTTCCCAGCCCGGGCAGGTGTCGGCGGTGCAGGGCTTGGGGTCCAGCGCGCCGGACAGCACGGCCTCGGCGGCGCTGCGCCACAGGTCGGCCATCGTCTCGTCGTCAAACGGGCTGAACACCCGCTCGTGGCAGTCCCATGGGTAGCACTGGCCCGGCGGCGCCATGATGAGCACTTCGCCGCTTGAGGTGTCGATCGTGTGGCCGTGCTGATTGGCGAAGGCCCGGACGCGAGATTCGTTGCGGGTCATACCCCACCTCCCAGCGCACGTTGCTCAAGCAGGTCGAATGCGAGCCGGTCGTCCGGGGTCAGCGGGGTGCCGGGCGGATAGCCTAACACGTCGCAGATCTCGTCGTCGTTGAGCACGTCCGCGAGCTCCCGCTCGGTCTCGGCATGCTGGGACGCCATCTGATGCGCGGCCAGCCACGCTTCACGCTCGTCTGTGTAGATCTCTTCTTCGAAGTTGGTGATCATGCCCTCGCCCATCGTGTACCCGGCCAGGAATCGGCCGTGGGGCAGGAGCGCGAGGCAGGGCACCAACGTGTCGTGCCCTTCGTGGTCCGTATAGTAGCCCCGGGTGCGGGCCTCGGCCCGGGGCAAGCGCACCCGGGCGGTGCGCAAGACGCGAAGCACTGTGCCTGCGCCGCAGTCGCAGTCTCGCCCCGAAGGGGCCAAGTATCCGCCGATCATGTTAGGCATGGAGCGTCAGACCTCCGAGCATGGAAGAGAGAGTGGTGGGGCTGGTGTACTCGGCGCGCAAGCGGGCCCGGAGCTCCTGGAGATCGTCGTTCTCCACGTACTCGTGGCCCACTACGGCGTAGAACGTCATCACATCGCCCCGCACAAAGGCGGCGATGCGGTCGTCATGGATGGAGTTGGTCATTTCTTGAAGAGCATGGTGTAGTTGCTGCTGCGGTCGCGCAGCAAGGCGTAGCTACTCGTCACAAAGACGACAGAGCCTCGGGGGCCGCTGTCGAAGATCTTGAGCTGGCGAGACTCGATGTCCTCCTGGAAGACGCGGTAGCGGACGGGGTCGCCCGAGACTTCGGCGTCGGTCCACGACAGGACGCGCTTCCCGAAGAACTTGTCGATTGCCTGAAGGGCACCTGATGGTTCGTCTCCGTGGATGTCGTCGGTGGCCCAGCTCATCTGGTCGAGGCGATTCGGTTTCATGGGGTGTCTCCGTCGTTGGGGGTTTCAGCGTTCCCACGGGAACAGGACCCGGGGCTCGTGGAGTGCCGCGATGTTGTCCAGCATGACTTGCCGGAAGCCTGCGTCGGTGGCGCCCCATTGCTGGATGCGCAGTTCGCAGTGGGCCTGCCAGTGCGCCCGGAACTCCGCACCGAAGCGGAGGGCGGTCGCGTTGACGTCGGGCACATCCGCCACCGGCAGAATGCGCCGGGTCATGCTTTCCCGCTGCGTATAGATGCGATGCCGCAAGGGCTGACCGTCGGGGCGGGCCTCGTAGAGGAAGCCCTGCTCCTTGCCCCAGGAGCCGACCACACAGCGCCGAACGGCGCAGGTGCCTTTCTCGTCCCAGTCTACAAAGTAGTAGACCTCGGTGCCCTTCGTGAGCTTCGTCATGGGGGTGTCTCCGTCGTGAATGAGTGAGCCCGGGCTTGGCACCGGGCTTGCGCATTACGAGCGACGCCTAACGTTAGGCGTCGCTCGGCCTCTGCATTTCCCGTCTCGTGTCACCGTAGTGTCGTGCACTTTGGCCGTCTGTCGGCGAGCCGGGGTCCGTTAGCGTTTCGACACCCGCCCCGTGGCCTACGGGTCGGCGTGTCGCCTAACGTACGTTGGTCGGGGGTTCCTAGGGGTCGGCCTTATGCCCCACGCTACTCGGAACCTGTATCCCACATCCCGCTTGGCCGGTGCCAGCCTTGGGCCCTTACTCAACCCGCCGCGCCGCTCACTCGGCGCCGTTACCCTCCGGTAACGTTTGGGGCGTTGGGCTGCGGTTGTAGGGGCCTGCTGCCAAGTGGGTCGCGGTGCTGGCCTTGCGTTAGGTGCCGTGGCCCGGGGTGGGGCGCGTGCCGCTAACTGGGGGCCGACTCACTGCACTGGGGGC